GTGCATCAAGCAGTATCCGGGGTAAGGATACACAAATGTGGTATATGCCAGTCGAGATAAGGTGACTAACATTGCCCCTTCAAGAAAATAGGATAAAAATGAAAACAGGAATCTCGTGGGGGGGGGGATGATTGCCAGACATCATTCAGCGCAAGTTAGGTCGCTTCCATACGGTCAGCGAATCGTCCACGAATCGTACACCGGGGTCTTGACCAGTAATTCCTGCACATCGCTTGCAACAGCAGCAGCTAGAAGTCACCCATTGACTAGCGGCGTACTGTTCGACAAGTCCAAGGCCGTCATCACCTACCACTCAATGGAAGGCATGAAGCCAATCAGAAAGAATCCACCCTGCGTGGCGTTCATTGTCCCTGACGGGTCTTTCTTGATGGTTGCCGACTACTGTCAGGCAATGGCAGTAGCGGGACTTCATTGGACTGCTTGGCTTGACTCTCAGCGGGAGCAGGCACAGAACTGGCTAGAAGCCTTCTCTTTGCTGCGAACGAAATAAGGGTCTGGCTGGCTGCAACGAAGGCGCTCTGCTTTGTTGCATCATCCATATCCATTGAATCAAAGGTAGCTGCCAGCAGGTTCGCAAGTTCCGAGAAGTCCTGCGAAGCCTTTGGCATCTCCTGCTCTCCGTCAAGCCACTTCTTTGGCATGTGCAGACATGTCTCAAAGTGCCGCGCAGTCTTCTCGCCGAATGATTTTCCTGCACTCAGCACCAGCGACACATAAGAGCGGGTCTTCCCGGTTCGTGTAGCCACATCCACTTGGGATAGATGTCGGGTACTCATCCACTCGGATAGCCGGGTTCGTCTCATTTCAAACGTTTTGTTTTCCATAGAGGAATCATCCCAGATATTTGTTTCCTTTTCTATTGCATGCAACTTTACCTTTTGGGATAATGCCGCTATGTCTAAATTCTCACAATGGCTTGAAGCCGAACCCGGTAGATCGTCAGCATTGGCTAGGCACATTGGGTACTCCCGTTCATTTGTTGCAAATGTCAAAGCTGGTCGCAAGAGGATGCCGCCCCACTGGTTTGAGCATGTCGTTGAGTTCGCCAGTGGCGACTTGTCGTATGCAGACCTCGTACCCAAACAACCGTTGGGCACCAGAAGGCGTGTATGAGAAACGTCAAAGCTGGAAAAGACTTTCATATCCGTATCTCCGAGTCAATGGCTGACAGATTGCGGGTCATGGCTGAGTTTCATAACCAGCCTGAGAACTTCCTTGCTGCGATTCTTCTGGAGGAAATTATTGCGGGGAAATTCCACAGCTTCAGTATGGCTGCAAAGCGAATCAACAGTTTGGGATTGACAGGGATTGACCGTGACGAATGACCTTCGTGAGAGTGTACTGGCCCATTGCAAGTGGATCGCCACGTTCGACAGGGACTACGCAGTCTGGGCGTTCAAGCGCTACTGCGAACAGATGCCTTGGCTTGAATTGCGGAGGCGCAAGTGATCGTTCAGTTGACTGCTCAAGAATTAATCCTTGCCGCCCACTATGCAGGCTTGATAGAGGGCGTCAAAAGCGTTCAGGTAAAGGCCCATAGCGCATCGAACAAACGCATATCCAGCATGGGCGACTTCGCAATCCAGTACGCCGGGATGCTGGGCGAGGTTGCAGTTGCAAGGGTAATAGGCGCAGACGTTCAGCACGCCATTACTCGCGGTGGTGATGGCAAGTCAGACCTTGATGTAAATGGTCGCACCATTCAAGTCAAGACCAGCACACACACAAAGACCGGGGAAGAGCGCAGGTTGATATTCAACAACGAGTCTGACTTTGCAACAGAGTGGGCAGTATCCTGTTCCATTCAATCCGCATCGACTGTTGAGATTCACGGCTTCATTAGCAAGTCCCGTTTCCTGAAAAGGATGTTCATAGATGACTTCGGCTACGGAGACAGAAGTTGCGTTGTTGAAAGCGACCTTACCCCAATCGAGAGATTCCAAGAGGCACTAAAGGCGACGGCACCATGAAACAAACCGACATTCTCAGAGGATTTATGAACGAAGACTCCAGCGCTACGACAAATGTAATGAACCTACTGATTATTCTCCTTAGCAAACTCTGGGACGAGTATGACCGGGATACAGGAGAGTTGCATCCAAGAGGGGTTGACTATCTTGAGACGGCGGCGGCTGTATCAATTTTCTACTACGGCAAGCTAACTGGTGGCAACCCAAAGCCAATAACCGGGGCACCAGCAGAAATACTCTCCGAAATCGAATCTATGGGAGCGCAACTGCAATGAAAAGAGCTACTGCGCTAAGGTATTGCACCGAAATTAACCGCAGAGTTTCATCTGTTAGTGGGCTGCTCTCTACCCCTCTTTGCGATTACGAAGCCGCAAGAATCTCAAGGATATGGTGTTTCGGAAGCACCGCAAAAGGGTCATTTACTCCAAGGGACTTGGACTTGCTAATTGAGATGAAAGATGCCGGTAGACACCTAACATGGAGGCAATCACGGGTTGACAAAAGATACCTACACTCCTATGGAATCAAGTCTGCACCTAGCTCAAGAGAGTATGCGCTGAAGTGGCTAACCAAAGGAATGAGGATGGTTAGCCGCCATGTGGATGACGACCCAAACGGACCAAGAATTCTCGTCTATCCGAAGTGTGAGATGTTGGCATGAAACAAACATTCAGATTGGTTCACTCAGAGGCAAGAGCAAGGGCCGCGTCAGCAGTTGAGAAAGCACCAGACGAATGGGTTGTCACGGTGTCTGAGCCGAATAGGTCATTGGAACAGAATGCCGCGCAATGGCCGCTCTTGCAGGCGTTTGCAGATCAGCACCAGCTATGCATCAACGGAAAGATGGAGTGGGCTACAGCAGACGATTGGAAAGACATTCTGACTGCCACCTACAAGGCAGATATGCGGGTAGCAGTGTTTGAGGATCGGATGATTCTTTTGGGCCAGCGTACCAGCAAGTTCGGCAAAAAAGGATTTTCTGAATGGCTTGAGTACCTTCATTCAATGGCTGCGCAGATGGACATTGACTTGAACTACCGGGATGCCGCATGAACAGTTACGAGCTTGTGCTACCGCTTGGACCTTCAGACAACCACTACTACGGGCAGCATGGTCATAGGAAGTACATCAAGCCTGCTGGCGTTGCGTTTCGTCAAGAGGTGGCTCTCGCTGTTAGGTTAGCGAAGCTACCAAAGATGGAGGGTGATCTGTGCATGGTTGTAAGGGTGTACGCCAAAACAAAACACAAGCTGTTCGACCCACTCAACAGGGCAAAAGCGTTGTGTGACGCGCTTACACATGCTGGCCTTATGGAAGATGACAGCCAGCTAAAAGACTCTCGCTTTATCTACGGTGGCGTATCCCCACCCGGCAGGATTGAAGTGCTGATTGGAGAGCTATATGCATCGTGATAAGAAGCTGCTCAAGCTGGCTCGTGACCAGTCATGCGTGTCTTGCGGGGCGCAGGATGGAACTGTGGTGTGGGCGCATGCCAACGGTGGAGAGTGGGGCAAGGGCATGGGCATCAAGGCACACGATTGCATGGGCATGTTCTTGTGCAGCATCTGCCACCACCAGCTTGACCAAGGGTTCCTGTGGACCCGCGAAGAGAAGCGTGAGTTCACCTACAAAATGATTTGCAAAACCCATATCAAGCTGTGGGAAGAAGGGCTGGTGAAGGTTGCATGAGTGATGACGAACAAACAACAATGGTCGAGCGATACATGGTCGCCACCACAACCAGCAATCTAAAGGTCGTAGAGCGCACCACACTTAGCGCCACCGACATCCTTGCAGCAGCAGGCATGGCTGGTCGCAAGCATGGTCTGGCAACACAACTATGGATGCTAAACCACTCGCCAACACCAGCACTCATTAAGCGTGTCAAGCCCAAGCTAATGGCGCGGCTTGATGATTACATGCAGTACAAGAAACTCAAAGGAAGAGTCAGCCGCATCACCGAGCAAGTCATGGTGTGGCACATCGACAACGTATGCCCAGAGTGCGATGGTCAGATGCGAGAACGCATAGGTGGAACGCCACACCTTAGCGATACACCCTGCCCTGCCTGCAATGGGTCAGGGCACAGGGAACTGCACACAGAGAACGACCAAGCGGCTCTGTGGTTGGCTGATGAAATCAAAGCACTGTCATCCAGTGCCGAGACTGCCATCAGAAGACGAATCAAGTAAAGGTTAATTTTTTTGCTTAAATTATTCACCTTTTGCTTGCTTCTGGGTTGTCCTTTTGGTAAACTGAAATTCAAATAAAGGGGAATGAAATGAGCAACATATCTGTCATTCAAGGTGACATCTACGGAGTCCAAGCGCAGTTCAATTCTGTGCTGACGGACAAGTCAATCAACTTCGAGCGTGAAGCTGGCTTTGCCTTGCAGATCATTGAAGGCAACGACTATGCCCAGCGAATCGCAATCAGCAACCGCCAGTCGGTCATCAACGCTGTGGTCAACATCGCAGCCATTGGCATCAGCCTGAACCCAGCCAAGAAGCAAGCCTACCTTGTGCCACGCGACGGGAAGATTTGCTTGGACATTTCGTACATGGGCCTGATTGACTTAGCTGTGCAAGACGGTGCTTGCAAGTGGGCCAAGGCAGAGCTTGTGTACGAGACGGATGCATTCACCCTCAATGGCGCAGGCATTGCCCCTACCCATACCTACAACCCGTTCTCGAAAGAGCGTGGCGCAATTGTTGGCGCGTACTGCGTAGCCAAGCTGCCTGATGGCGACTACCTGACAGAGACGATGAGCTTGGACGAAATCAATTCCATCCGTGACCGTAGCTCTGCATGGAAGGCATGGATTGAAAAGCATAAGAAGTGCCCGTGGGTCACAGACTTTGGCGAGATGGCGCGGAAGACAGTCGTCAAGCGTGGGTCCAAGTATTGGGCATCGTCAGGCAGCGACCGACTCCAGCAGGCAATCCATCACCTGAATGTGGACGGTGACGAAGGTCTTGCCTCTATCAATGAGAAGCCAGTTTCCAGCTTTGATGTCTTGACCGCATGTGAACTGGTCAACAACTGCAAAACCATAGAGAAATTGCAAGAGGTCTGGAAAGAGCAAGGCGCAAAAGCCGTAGCCCAAAAAGACAAGGGTGGTCATGCCGCTCTAAAGAACGCAGTGCTTGAAAAGAAAGATGCGCTTGAGAAGGAATTGATTGTTGACATGGAGGAGGAGAAATGATTGTCATCGACGTAGCGCAAGGAACAGATGCTTGGTATCAAGCGCGGCTTGGTCGCCCAACTGGAAGCGTGTACTCGGATGTGCTTGCGAAAGGGACAGGAATTACTCGCCGCAAGCTGGTTGTGAAGCTGGCGCTTGAGCTTGTGACTCAGAAGCCTGCTCCATCAATCTTCAAGAACCAAGCGATGCTGGATGGAACTGAGCGCGAGCCATTTGCAAGAGCGCTGTATGAGTCATCTCGTGGCGTGTTTGTTGATGAGGTTGGGTTCTGCCAGCACGACACGATCTTCACTGGCGTCAGCCCTGACGGGTTGATTGGTAAAGACGGGATGTGTGAGTTCAAGTGTCCAGTCGAGTCTACGCACCGTGACTATATGCAGCGCAAGGATGAGCCACCGGAGTACCGCGCACAGATTCAGGGCCAGTTATGGGTTGCAGAACGTGAATGGTGCGATTTCGCCAGCTATCACCCGGATTACCCAGAGAACGCGCAACTGATTGTTCGTCGCGTGTTTCGCAATGAGGACTACATCAAGAACCTTGAAGCCGAAATCATTCGGTTCAACGAAGAGGTATTGATTGAGGCTGAGTCAATTCGCAACTACAAGGAGGCCGCATGACCGCAGACGAATACCGGGATGAGCTTAACAAGCTGGTCCGCAAGGCACCAAGGCCCGAGTCAATCGCAACTGTGCAGGCAGCTAGAGCTTTCAAGGATGCGGCAAAGAAAGCGCAGAAGGTAGGCAGCAAAAGCCTGATGCAACTCCAAACCATTTACAACCAACTTAGAGGATTTTACTGATGGCTACGAGGATTTACAAAACCATACAAGGCGACACAGTTCGCCTTGTCCGTGCAAACACACCAGCTACTGCGCGTAGCTTTGTCGCAAAGGACACGATTCAAGTGAGCGTTGCATCGCCTGATGACACCTACGAACTTGCGACCAAAGGCGTGAAGGTTGAAGACACAACGGATGCGCCCGCACAACTGGAGATTGGCGAATGAAAACATTTGAAGAACTTGAATCATTGGTCGTTGGTTGGGCTAAGGCGCGACGAATCATTCCTAATGCGAAGCCGCACACGCAACTGATGAAAGCGTTCTCGGAAATGGGAGAGATTGCTGATGCAGAAATCAAAGACGACACCGCTGGGATTGTCGATGGATTGGGCGATGTCATCGTATGCCTCCTTAACTACGCAGCACTCAAGAATCTAAATCTTGTTGCCTGCCTTGAGGTCGCCTACGACGAAATCAAAGACAGAACCGGAACTCTTACGCCAGAAGGCGTCTTCATCAAGGATTAAAAATGAACGTTATATCTATCAGCGGCAACGTAACTAAGGATGGAGAAATCCGCACCATCCCGTCAGGAGAGTCAGTCCTGCAATTCAGCGTTGCTGACAACATGATCGGCAAAGACAAAGGCGCTATCTTTTGGAACTGCTCGTTCTGGGGTAAGCGCGGGGTTGCAGTTGCAGACTTCATTCGCAAGGGACAGCCAGTAACCGTGAACGGGTCCATCTCAGAGCGGTCATACGTTGACAAGGATGGGCAGCAACGCAAGTCTATAGACGTGCATGTCAATGACATCGCATTGCAAGGTGGGAAGCCACAAGGAACACAGGAGCCACGCGAACCACGGCAGGCACCTACCCCATCGCCACGACCACAAGCGCAGCGCACAGCCCCGGCTGCTGCGTCTGGTAGCGGGTTTGATGATTTCGACAGTTCGGACGTGCCGTTCTAGCCATGAACAAACGCTGCAATCGCTGTGGTGCGCGTAAAGACGAGACTCACTTTGAGCTTTCGTCTTTAGCAAAGGATGGCTACCGAGCAACATGCAACGAGTGCCTTGCCAAGCCAGAGCCGAAAGCTACTGTCAAGGCAGGCACCATCAATAAGTTCGCCGGAACTTACAAGCCAGAGAAGAACCTTTACTGCCGTGAGCAGGACAACAAATCCATCAAGTCTCACGGAACACCTTGCTAGGAATCATCATGACAAAAGACCCGTTTGATGTAACCAGTTCGCTCTTTGTCGATGATAAAGAAGATCGCACATGGTCGTTCATTGACAAGGCGTTTGGCCTGATCTGGAACTTCTTTGCTGCCATCGGCATGACCGTCTTTTTGATGTTCTCGATTGGCTACTTTATGGAGACGTGGAAATGATCGAAGACACAGAATCAATTGTCATAGCCGACATCAAGAAGCGCCAGCAACTGGGCATTAAGAAGTACGGCACTACTGTCGCAAACAACCCTCTATATCTGCGTGAATGGCTTGAGCATGCCTACCAAGAAAGTCTTGATTTGGCGATCTATCTTAAGCGTTCGATGCAGGAAGCTGACAGGCTTGGAGATGATGGCAAATAGCATCACTTGGCGCTGCGGACTGTGCGGCGCAGTATTTACCCACCCATCACCCGTGTGTAGAAAGTGCCACCCATGAAGCGCCTACTTGAAGCAATCGCAGTGCTGTTCCTCGTAGTGTGGGCACTGCTCTACTTTATTTTCATTGGCCCTTACAACAAATGGACTACAGGAAGGTGGTGGTTATGAAACTAATCTGGACACCAACAGACTGGGGCCGCGCACGTGTTGTAGCGCGGTGGGTGCGGGTATGACTGACCTACCAGAGCCAGCAATCAAAGTGTGGCTGCACGAAAACCCAAACTCGCCTGAGTTCACGCCCCTCATTGGCTACACCGCCGCCCAAATGAAAGCCTACGGCGAAGCGTGTCGCAAGGCTGCGATTGCTGGGTGCATCGAAATCACAGAGCAATGGGGTCCGCTTGGCGTCCACTTTGCACAGACATTGAAGGAATTGAAATGACCGAAGCTGAACGACTGGCAGCAGAGCTGCAACGCTACGGCGTAACCACCATGAACCGATGGGCAATTGACGGGGCTTTAATGATCCGCAAGCTGGCAGCGGAGAACGAAGCACTGCGTATGCACTGGGAAACTCGGGCTAACTTTGACGCACTGCAGGCGGAGAACGAAGCACTGAAAGCTACAAGCCGAGTTGCGCAGATGGCTGTAGTAGACAAGTGTGCAGAAATCTACATGCTAAAGCAGGATAACGAATCCCTACAAGACTTGCTGAGCGACGCGCTGGCGAATCTCAACGAGATGACAGACGCGAAGAATGCGGAGAACGAATCACTGCGCGTGGATGCGGAACGTATGGATTGGCTTGAGAACAACGCAGTCATCACATACGGGTATGAAGCCACTGTGAAGGTTGCATTCCCATTGGCAGAACTTGGACGGACAGTAGTAACGCTACGGCAGACCGTGGATGAAGCAATGAAAGGAGAACAAACATGAAAACTACACTCAACAAAATCCGCGAGCATTTACCCTACTCCGACGGCTGGGCCAAACTACTCAAGGACTTGGGCAAGACCGAAGCCGATGATGAGCCTCTACTTATCACAACCCTCTTAGACAACAACGGGCTGGATGATGCCCTGTGGTGCCTACGTGCCGTAGACGGGCACCAGCGCGAAATGCGTCTGTACGCTGTGGACTGCGCTCGCAGTGTTCAGCACTTGATGACTGACGCGAGAAGCGTCGCAGCTATCGACGTTGCTGAACGCTATGCAAACGGCCTTGCTACCGAATCCGAGCTGACCGCAGCATGGACCGCAGCATGGGCCGCAGCAGGGGATGCAGCAAGGGACGCAGCAGGGACCGCAACATGGGCCGCAGCAAGGGCCGCAACAAGGGCCGCCGCAAGGACCGCAGCAAGGGCCGCCGCAAGGACCGCCGCAAGGACCGCAGCAAGGGCCGCCGCAAGGACCGCCGCAAGGACCGCAGCAAGGGCCGCCGCAAGGACCGCAGCAGGGGCCGCAGCATGGGCCGCAGCAGGGGGTGCAGCAAGGGACGCAGCATGGGCCGCAGCAGGGTACGCTGCAATGGAAATCCAAGCTGACTTATTGCGGATTGTTTGTGCAGAGATTGAGCAGGGAGAGCACCATGCTGACTAGAGAAGAAGTTGTGAAGCTGGCAATGAAAGCCGGGTTTAGGCATCCAGTGCGTAGTGATGGCTACATGGGTACGGCTTTCGACTACCGAGATGGAAACGACAGCGGTGCAAGCCTTGAAGTGTTTGCCAAGGAAGTTTGGCAAGCCGCCCTCGCGCAGAAGGAATCAGATTGGAACCGCTTTCACCATGTCATGCACAAACATGGGCTGCACCCCGGACGTACTGACGATGACTTGATTGATATTCTGGATAAGGCTTTGTCTCCACGTACCGCGATGCAGAAGGAAGCGCATCGTCTTCCCGACGCCAGGGAACCGATAGAGCCTATCGGTGAAGTACAACTAATCCAGACAGGTGTGCATGACGAAGCACAAGTACGGTTCCACATGTACGGCAGCATCCCAGCACTTGGAACAAAGCTCTATACCACCCCACCCAACCACACCGCCGTGCTGAAGATGGCGTTGGAGGCGCTTGCAACCGCACAAGAGGCACTCCCACCTTACGGAGCCATTCGTAGGGAGCTTGATGCTGCCATCGCCGCGATTCGTGCAACCTTGGGAGAAACGAAATGACTAACAAGGTAAGACTCTGGTATCCAGAACTTGAAGATTTCGCGCATGAGCTTCTTGGTTTGCCTGATAACTTCGATGGTGAAGTTACTGAGGTGTTGGAAGAACATTTTGATTGTGACTTTGACACGTTCACTAAGATCATTGAAGCCGTTATTCAGTACACACCTACGCATATTTCGCCGCTGACAAAACGGTTACATCGTGGATTCATTAAGGACGGTCACTTCATCCTGAAGTACGAAGTAAAGGAGCAACACCATGAGCGTTGAACTTGAAATGATGAACGAGGAAAACGGCAGGCTGCGTAGGCACATCAAGACGCTTGGGGTGGAGATGCAAAGGCAATCGGATTTGCTCGAAGGCTATGAGTACAACCACAGCCTGTTGGTCAACATCCTTGACGCTATCGCCACCCAGCTAAAGGGAGAACCAAAGGCAGGGTCTATGCACGGTTGGCAGGACTTGCCGGACGTGTTGAAGAAGAAACTAGATGAGTCGTGGATTGAAGGCTACAAGCACGGAGCTTGGGCCAACAAGCCGAAGACAGACGTGGAAGGACACCCGGTATGAACCGCACTATCGCAGCAGCACGGGCACTGTGCCGCCACGCATCAATTGAGTGCAATGTTGATGCCGATGACAACTGGACGCACTACAGCGCCATGTTTATCAGTGATGCAAAGGCCGCACTCAAAGCGGCTGACAGCATCCTTGACCCTGACGAAAAGCTGACGAAGCAAGTCGCAGCGCTGCAAGAGCAGGTGAACTTTTACAGAATGAAATATGGAGCAGAGGCATGACTATTAAAAGACGTTGCAAAGCCTGTGGTCAGTCAAAGCCATTGACTGAGTTTTACGCAGACCAGCTTAGATATGAATCAACCTGTAAATGCAAAGTGTGCGTGAAGGCTGGGCGAAAGCCGCGCGAAGATGTACCAGAGGTCGAACGCAAGCAAGGATCGAATCCTTGGGAAAGTCTTGGATCGGAGTGGAGTCAGCGCCAGCCATACGATCCATACACAGCAAGTAATCGCTATGGAGATTTACGCCATGAGTAAGGGTTCTGGACGTAGGCCGGGTGAAGGATATGAGGATGGATGGAGTCGCATCTTTGGAAACAAGGATGCGGAGCGCAAGAAGAATCAAGACTTGCGTAAGCGCCTTGATGCAATGCCAGTAGAGAAGCTGCACCAGATCACTGAGCCGTGCAGCATGAAGAGCGTGTGCAAATGCGCTCATCCATTCTGTTCCTGTGAAGAGGGTAAGTGCTTGATGGAGGATGTATGAACGTCAAAGAAGCATCCAGAACTCTTGGCATATCAACGCGAATGGTCTATGCACTTTCTGCCCCAGCAGGACCGATCCCATGCTATCGGATTGGTAGGCGTATCATTTTCGACCAGTCAGATATTTTGGAGTACCGGAAACAATGTCAATATACAGGGACAAAAAGCGCGGTTGCTTCGTATTTGAGTTCTCGCGCACCATTGAAGGTCAGAGGGTCAGGACTACGAAAAGCCTTCCTCGCGCTTGGAATCAAGCCCAAGCCGATGCTTATGACAGACAGGAGTCTGCAAAGCTCTACGCCATAGCGACACAGGTAGAGGGTGCTGACTTCTTGATTGAGGATGCGGTGGAGAAGTATGTCACTGAGAGGTGCCCTCAGTTGAAGCATGGCAAGGGCTGCGCCTTGGAGCTTCAGGACTTGATGCCGTTCTTTGTTGGGCGACCACTGTCAGCACTGGTGGATGTGTGCAAGACCATCAGGCTGAAGGCGGTCAAAAGAAACGGTGAGCCGCTTGCGCCAGCCACCATCACCAACAGGATCAGATATCTGACTGCTGCATGTAGGTACGGCTGGAAGCATCACAGTATGGGCAAGCATGACCCTGCTGCCGGGGTTGTAACTCCTGTGGTTAAGAACCAAAGGAATAACTACATCACCCGCAAGGAGATGCTTCAGGTTGCAATGCGAGTTGATAACCGGGAGGCACGGGCTGCAATCCGAGTCCTGTTTTATACGGGAATGCGAATCGGTGAACTGCAACGCGCTGAGATTATCGGCAGCGCCTATGTCCTGAGAGACACCAAGAATGGCGACCCAAGAATCATCCCGATACACCCAAAGATACGGTGCTGCCTAAAGTATTCAGTCCCGTCAAAGTTCACTGTGCGCTACCACCTGTACCTGCACAAAGAGGTCGTCGGGATACCTTGGGTTCACGTTCACGACATACGGCACTCAGCCGCCACAGCAATGATTGAGTCTGGGGTTGAGGTATATACCGTAGGCGCTGTGCTTGGACACAAGTCTTCTGCCAGCACAAAGAGATACGCGCATCACTCTATCGGGAAACTGACGGAAGCAATAAATTCAATCGGGAGGAAAGTGGCATGACTGAGCGATGCGATAACTGTAAGTTTCATCGGAACATTTATTCCGACGAAGCAACTCCACCAACCGTGTACTGCAAAAGGTTCCCTCCATCCACCCCTGTTATGGAAGAAGGGGAATGGAACTGGTACACACCTGAAGTTGACGCCGATGGTTGGTGCGGAGAATGGAAGAAAGCCAAGAATCTTCCAGAGCAAATCTGATTGCTATAGATTAAGTAGCATCAAACCCGCTTGGTTACTGGAGGCGCGATCCAGAGTCGAACTGGACTAACCGGATTTGCAATCCAACATGCGAATGTAGCACACCGCTGTAACCCGCATGGATACTGGGCTACTGGTCGTGCATACAGCGCATAGGTGCCACCACTTGCACCCTGTTTGCCAGATATTTACCAGAGGAGTATTCCCCCTACTAGAATGCGCCATGCGGTTTGCCATAGTGATTACCCTTGCCCTGCTTGGCTGCTCAAAGGAGACGCCAAAATCTAATGCGCTCAACGTTGAGCGCATTGCGCCAGAGCCGCAGCGCACACTTCAAGTGGGAACCAACCAACTCATCTCGGTACAAATCCCCGGACAAGAGTGGCACTCCACCCAGAAGTGCTACATCTTCCGCGACTTGGAGTTCAAGACATCCAGCATAAGCTGCCCAGCCGGGGCTACTGGGAAGATCGAACCGGACTAGCTTTTGCGCTTCAGCTTCGACTCCTTCTTGTACCAATCGGTATTGAAGTCTTCAGCCATCTTCTCCCGCTTCTTCTGAACCATCCGGCGCTTGAGTTCCTTCTCCTTGTCGGTTGAGTTGCTCTCAGCGATCTTGACCTCTTCCTTCTTAAGGTCACCCATCATTTCGCTAATGTTCTCGGCGTAAGCCCCCATTCCTTGTAGGAACTTCTTCTCGTCTGAGTACTTGGGCTGGATGCCTATCTTGGCTTGCGCCTTCATGTCAGCGAACTCTTTCTTCGCTTCCTTGGAGCGGTCATAGAACAGGCTCATCCCAGACTTGGAGTCGTACTCGCCATAGAACGCCTTGTAGATTGGGATGTCTCTGGTGTTTATTGGCGCATCGATTGCTCCCAAGTACCCAAGGTTGATCACATCTCCGACAAACCTACCAAGCCCACCGCCAACAATCCCCTCAAGGTTTTTGATCGTGCCGGGTTCAATGTCAACCGCACCCTTTAGAGCCATGTTCCCACCAGACACGCTATTGAGCCACCTTGCTATGCGATGCTCCACTCGACCATGATTTGTGGCAGAGACAGTTTCAGAGTCAGGCTTCTGGTCGTATGGTGACTTCTCTGGCCCAAGCTTCCTTCCGAACCCGTCAACACCCTCTCGGATTTGGTACTCAGCATCCAGTATCGTCGGCCTCCATGCTAGTGCTGCCTGATGCTCATCCCGTGGATCGAACGACCCGCCAGCAGGGTTGTATGACCCAGCCGTGGCACTCAGCATGTTGATTGCAACCTTAACAGCGCCAACGCCTCGCGCAGGGTCTTTGACGTTCCTTGCGAGGTCAGCCAACTGATACCCCAGCACAGGGAACACGTTTAGTCCATACGCCATTGGGAACTTCATGTACCTTCCATGTGTGCCAACCTTCTCTCCAATGTCTGCACCCGGTGTCAGCATGATGATTAGGTTCCGCTCTTTCTCAAAGTCCGGTATCTTGTCCCAGTAAGCCTGACCGTCTTCGTCATCTCCACCCACTGAAGCAGCCCACAGAGCCAGTCCCATACCGACTGACGCCATGCCAGCCATTGCGTAGCGGACCTTCGGGTTCTTTGCCATCTGGTAGATTCGCACGGAACCCTGCACCGATGCGTTGTAGAACAGGAAGGCTGTGTTGATAAGCTGCCCCTGTTCGCCAAACCTATTGAAGTTCACCGTCAGATTCTTTGCAATCGAAGCGGCTTGAGCCGGAGTCTTGCCCATCTCTCGGGCAGTCGCATAAGCCGCCAGACGCGCAGTATTCTCCGACATTGACCCAACCAACTCCAGCCCGTGAAGAAGCTTCCCAGTAGCCCACCAAGCCGTGGTCTTCCTAGCCCTCTCCCCTGCGGCTGTAGCATAGTGATCTAGTTTGTTAATGACCCCGCTCTTGTTTGACGCATCAAATGATATGGGTGCTGCTCCAGCTTGCAACATGGCGTCACGAAGCTCCTGTCGTATAGACGCATGGTCGCGCATGAACACGCCACCCGTGGTCCCACCAGCAAAGCGCATCTCACGCATCCACTTGTCCATTGGGTGAGCTTGTGGGTCAGAGGTGTTCCTCTCAACTCGCCAAGACGCAACACCAGCAGCACCATAGTTCGCTGTGTATCTACGCAAGCCCTCTGCTCCAAGCTCGTCAAAGATTGCAGCCGCGCCCATCTGAGCGTCCCGTGCCGCATTGACCAATCCGAACACAGGGTTGTAGCGGGTAATCGTATTGCGAAGCAGTGATGTGTACACGCCAAGCGTCTTGGTCATCATCATCTCTGCATCACTTGTCTCTGCCTTGAACGTGTTCTGCATGGCGCGAAGCAGCAGCGGGTCATTGATCTTGATGTAGACCTGTTCACCACCAACCTTCACAGAGATGGTTTCGTCACCCTTGTCGAGTGTGTCAACGTACTCAATCAACCCGTTCACCTTGCGGGTGGCGCGGGTCATTGGCTGCACTTCCCATAGATTTGCATCTGGGTTCGATGTCACCAAGTCGAGGAACGTCTTGCCTACAGCGTTGCGCTCTGCGCGAATTGTGATGCGCTCGTAGTCACGGATGATGTTCTCAATGATGTCGCCAGCCTTGGAGTCACGGCCCATCGCTGCGATGGTTTCTTTGCCCTTGGTGTTGAATCCCCTGCCGAGTCCGGGGCGCACACTACCGCTGTCAGGATCGACATCTTCAAAGCCGCGCAACGGAACGTAGTTCTCGTACTGGCTCTCCAACCCATCGTACTGGTCTTGCGTAATCAAGCCCTCATCCAGCATCAGCCTGCGGGTTGTGGATGTGATTGCCAGAAGGTCCGCATGCAACTCTTCAAACTTTGCTGCGTCTTGCGATAGTTCCACCAGTTGGATGATGTTGTCAGCTTCGGCGTCACTCATTCCAGAGCCAGTCTTCACATGCTGGTTCGTCTTCTGGATGTGAGCGTTGCGCTCTTTGGCATGTTTTGCATAGGCATAGGCAGCAAGCTCATTCAAGTCAACCTTGTACTCCACAGCCTTATTGATCAGCGGGTGGACTACGTTGTCAGCAAAGTCTCGCAGAACCTCATGGACCCGCCCGTGCATGCGCTCTTCAGCGCGATACACATCCTGCTCTTCGCCAACCACTCCACCACCCTCTAGCAGCAAGTCCTGCACCATCTTGACACGGTTGTACTTGTCCTGCATCACGCGCTGAATCGCTTGGCCCTTTGACTCTTCTGGAAGTCCTTGTGCTGCTGGGTATCCTTTGCGTTTAAACATTGGCACATCGACCACGCCAGACTTCTCGAACGCTGCTACCCTAGACTGCTTCAAGATATGTGCAATGTCAGCCATATCGAGTTTCGCAAGCTGCATAAATCCGTTGTCACGCAGCCAAGACTTGATTGCACCGACAACCTCTAGCGCAAATTGCCTCAATGATCCCGTTTCATTTTCCGCTATGTGCGAAAGAACTTCCTCCATAAGCCAAGCTCGGCGAATCTCACTTTGCCCTCCTGCCGCACGGTTCATGTGTTGGCTTGTAGTGATGTTGTTGGCAAAGTTCACATAGCCGTTGGTATCCAGCTTGTATTTCTGAACCAAATAAGCTATCTTCGACTCGCCAAGAGACAGCGATAGTTTGTTTAGGCGCTTGTATATCTCTGGCCCGAACAAGGCTCTAAGGCCAATGTGCCCATAAAGCTCATGGATTACAGTGGATTCAAAGTCTTCAGCAGAATGGATATTATCTTGAACGATATAAACATCACCCCTACCGAAAGTAATGCCCATGTCTCCGGGGCTAGAGACTTGCTGCACATTGACAGGCAAGTCCCCGTGAGTCTTGACAAGGTGGATGGTGTTGCCGGAACCAAGCAGACTCTGGTTGAGCTTCCCGATGAAGGCGGCTTCCTGCCCTGCCGTTATTTTGGTAGAGACTCCGCCAAGACTGGTGATTGAGCGCTTGTAGCCCGTCAGCCCTTCTTCGGAGTCCCGTACACCCGGTTCATTACTTCCTTGTCCTGCTGCGCCGTCGTTGGCTTCTGAAGTTGCAGCTTCATTCGCTCCATCGCTGCCTTCGCTTTCGGACTCAGAGACTCCTGCGCTGTTGCGCCATCCGTCGAAGATTTGTGGGTCAACATAATGTTCTTTCGTGGTCGCTAGGGTATCCCCTATTTTAGTCGCTGCTGCCTGTAAAGCCAAGTCAACATAGGCTTTGAACTCCGCTTCGTTGGTAGGCTGTGGCATGCCATCCACAACCAGTTGCGCAGACTTCGTGGCCTGCCAAGTCCTGAAGTCATGCACCTTATATTTCTTGCCGCCATCCAGTGAATCCTTGTACTTGCGTACTGCGCGGTCTGCGGTTTTGAACAATGATTCTCCACCCATGCGCTTGGATATATCCTTTGCGATGTCGGCATTCTTAATGCTGTGACGTTGCTGTACGCCAGACTTTCCAATGAAGTCAAACTGCGCCACATCTCCAGTCACCTTCACATGCTCTGGCCTTAGAGTGGACGCGCCGTAGGTAGGACCAGACTTGCTCATGCCGCCGCCAATGCGGAAGCCTGTGTGTGCGATCAGACGTAGGACCACGGCCTCTTCCTTGCCTGCTGTAGCGTCACGCTCAATCTGCGTCAACAGCGAGTCGCGGTCATTGTGGAAGTCGCGCATGCGCTTGAACTTCTCCACCAGCGCAGCGGCTTTCTGCTCCTTGGTGTAGCCCTTCTCTGCAACACCTTCGACATCCTCAACTGCAAGAACGTCAATGCGCTTGCGTGCGTAGGCGATTGGCTTGGCAAACTCATTGACTTCATTGGCATCAACCTTGCCCATGATGATTCCGTTCGTCATCACGGCCCGGGCCAAAGTTGATTCACCTATCCCTGTGCCACGATTCTTTGGATCATTCAACCAACGCTGAATTCCCTTGGTTACATCCTTGCCAGACGAATCGGTGAACACTCCAGTCTCAGGGTCCAATGAAAGACGGGTCAAGCCAATCATTGTCGGGCTGTCGTTCTCGTCAATCCACTGGCTAGTGGATGGCTTGTAGGTAGCCTTGTGACTTCCATTCTCAGTAGTCGTTGTGTCGGGCAACACCTCCATCACATTACGCATATTGGCAATTGCCAAGCGCGATATGTTCATCAGATGCTCTTCTGGTGTTGATGCGTTTTCATCAAACCCATAGATGCGGTTCTGCTGTCCGGGGAGCAGGGTCGTTGAGTCACCCGTCTTGATGGCGAACGAGAATGATTGCTCAGTCCTGCGGAACGTGTTAACTGCTGAGATATTGGTATCGCAGTAAAACTTTTCCTTCTGGTTCTTTGCCCACTGACCAATCACTGCATACACGGCGGTGCCAACGCGACTTCCTTTAAGGCCCATTGTGTTCACAGCAAATCCGTCGTCATCTGACAACTCGGAGAAGTGCGTTACCGCCAAGTAATTGTGATTGGTTGATTTATCAATGAAGCGTATCGTTGCGTCACGAATGTTGGTGCTATCCACTGACACGGAGTACCCGTTGAATGCATCCAAATCTTTGCCTATTTGCGTGAAGTCAGTGGACGTGCTGGTCTTGTACTTGAAAGCATTCTTTGCCTTTGCCAGTTCAAGCCACGCCTTCGCTATCTTCAGGTTCGTGCCTTTCTTGTAGGCTGATGCAATGTCGTACCCCGAGTCGTGAATAAACCCGCGAACCAAGTGCGCCTTAAACAAGTTGATAGCAACGTTCTTGGTGTAGTTTGAACCATTGTCAAACCATCCAGCCGCTGCGCTTACCTTGTACTGGTCATCGCCAACCTTGGTTATTGTCGAGTGAGGGTAGGCTGCATTCGGATTCATTCCGACTGAACTGCCAACAGAGTCACCGTTAAAGTCCGGGTTTCCAAACGTGTGTGCGAATGCGCGTTCTGGGAATATGCCGTGCTGCGCCATGCTCTCTTTGGTAACAGCTTTTGGGCCTTGCGGGTTGTCGATCCTTCTGGCCCTATTCACCATCCGTTGACGGAACGCAGCCTCATCAGCAAGAGCGGAAAGTGCGTCATCATCTGGAGAAGTGAAGTCCAAGTCTCCTATGTCTTCCTTGTCTAGCTCTTCAACCTCTATGGCGTCTAGGTTGAAATTTCCAAGGTCGCCAGTCGTGTCTTCATCGTAAACAAAGTCGTCCACCGATTTGGTGCGGCGTTTGTAGGATGGCATTTCAATTGAGTGCTTGCCAAGCAGCACGGCGAAGTCTTGATTCGCTGCCTTGTCCATGAAGTAGCCATCAAAGCCAGCATTCTTGACAAAATTCTCAAACTTGGTTTGACGCTCTTGCTCTGTTGCGCCAGTGGACATGCGGCCAAAACCCTTGTGATCTTTGGACACATCGTACAAATTGTTAAGCTTGATGATGTGCTTCACACCACCCACACCCGCTTCAGGCGTTACCCCATTGCCCCTGTCCACATAGAAGTAAAGGCGGTCTTTGATGTAGCCGCTTGATTGAGCGCGGTCACGCTCTGCGCCATTGAGACCGGAGCCGTGGAACTGGCTGCTGAGTATCTTCCGGCGCTGCTGGCTGAAGTGAACTCCAACCTTGGCTACCGATCCTTCTCTGGCAACTCCGTAGTCGCGTTCGGCTTCTGCTGAAGACTGCGTAGCGTCTGCGAGAGCGCGTTCCTGAACTCTTGATCTTGTGCGTCCAGCGCTGCTATTGTCGATCCAGTCTTGTCGCTTACCAATAGATTCTCTTGCGAGTTTTCTGAGTTGAACGAGGTGATCCCTTTTCTCACTCCGAAGAATGGTCCGTCCTTCACTGGATCGTGTTTGCTCCGAATTACCTTTGCCATACTTGCCTTCTTTCAAATAGTCGCCACGGTTATCTGACCAAATCAACTCACTCTCATAGCGCTCAATCTCTTTGATATCCAATGCTGCGCCATCCCATTCAAGAGACTCAACTGCACTCACAATTCCAGCTTCAAACTCCTCATCACTCAGCCTTGACTCACCATTGAATGCTGTGAAGTTTCCAAACACCAACTCACTCGGCTTTGTTTGTGTGTTTGCGTCAGCGCGTGGGAACTTTTCGTGAATCAGATCGCGCAGTTCTTGTAGCTTACTGCTAGGGAACCCTTCAGGCAAGATCACCTTGATAAATGAGTTCTGATTACCACCGCTGGTGTTGCCCTCATCAAACACAACCATTGATTGCTGGTCGAGGATGTAGCCAAGCTCACGGGCTACATCGTTCAACTGGTCTTGAGTTGCGCTCTCTGGCGCGTCAATGATGAAGTTCGGATTCGTCTTTCCTTGGTACTGACCAGTGGACATATCAATGTCCCAGCCACGAAGACCGTGCATATCCATCAAACTTCTGAATAGCTTTTGCGCTACGTTGCGATTGGCCGCAGCCTTCTCGCTCCACTCTTGCGCATCCCATTCCTGCGCCGTGCTTTCTCGCCTGCGCATCAACTTTTCCTTGTCACTCATTAAAGAGTAGTCTCTGGAAATCTTCTTGCCACCAAGCAATATTTCTTCGCCGGACTGGTCTTGCTCGTACCCCCTGTCGACCGGGTGCGGAGCAACCTCACCGATTACACCCTTGCGGCTGTAGTCGGGATCATCCACCACTGAATCGCTGATAGTCCCGTCACGGCGAAGCTCAACAATCGCATCGCGCAGAACCATCTTGGCTTTGGTCAGGTCCGCAACATACTGGTCTACCGCTTTGGACTTGGCATTACCTTTGCCACCACGCAGTTCAGCGATCAGATCGTTAATGGTTTGCAGCCACTTGCTTGCCCATTGCTGGAAGTTCTTGGGGTCAGCTTTCGCAAGAGACTTGATGAACTCACGGTCTGTGGCGCGGTTGCCAACAAAGTCAGCCATCATCTCCTTGCGCGTCTCAGCCTTGTCAAGATAGCCCTTCGCGGCTTCCATCCTCAACGCACTGAGCTTGGCTTTCTGCGACACCGACCAATACTTCTGTGGCATCGGGTTACCCTTGCCGTCCTTGATCGAATCCGTGTAAGCGACTATCTCTGGAGAGGCGTTAATCCTGTCTGACGCAAGGAAGTTGGCGATGTAATCCAGCTTGCCTTTCTCCCCCATTGAGTCGTAGATTGCATCGACCTTGGAGATGTACTTCTGCGCGGGTGTGTTTGTCTTGCCGTCGCGTGTGTCAGCTTCGGCTTGCGCCTGCATGACGTGGTGGGTTTCATGCCACCCAGTTGTCAGTGCATTGGAGGTGAGTCCCTTGGTGTTGATGTAGACCTTGCCATCAAGCTGGATGCCATTGACTGAGTCAGGGCTTGGGTCACTGAATGCAACCACTTCAGCGGTAACGCCAAACAGCGCCTTCGCCTGCTGCATAGCAGCTTGAATCTGTGAGTCAGCCTTTGCATCTGGCGCTCCCAGAGTTATCTTCGGGTTGGTCGCCGGGTCTTTGGCGTTCCAGTGGTCTAGGACTTTTTGGGCTGACTCTCTGCTGGCAACGGCTGCTTGTTGAACAGACTGTTGTACGCTTGATCCCGCTGTGTTACCCACAACTGGAACTCCTGCGGCGACAGTGTTCGTCGCATTTCCTGTTCCTTGGCTTGCTCCAGTAGCGCTGTTCCGCACTGCCTCTGATTCATTTGCAACCTCCGTTGATTGTGGAACCCGAGATAGTAAATCCGAATCACTGGTCCGCGCAATCGGGTTCGTTACTGTCGTTGCATTTGCTCCACTGGCTGGTTGACGTGGTTCACCCACAGCAGCAGCCGCAAGTCCTCCCGTGTCGGTTCCCACTCCATTTCCAGTCGCAGTTGCATCGACCACGCCTGTCGTGGCGTCAGCGCTCCCGCTTGGTAGGCTGACTGGATCGGTTGGTAGAACTCCAGTTGTGTTGCCATTAAGTACGCCTTCGATGTTTGCAGTTGCGGCTTGGATTGCCGGGTCAGCTTGCGCTTCACCGACTTGAGCTACGCCCCCCACAGACGCTTCAAACGCAGCGATGGCTGTGCTGGTATCAGGCGCGGAACTTATCGCAGCCGTGGCCCTATCCTGCCTCTGCTCTGGGCTATTGGCAAGGTTTGGATTCAGCGTTGTAGGCACATAGCGCTCTGGCTCTTTGCGTGACTCGCTGAGTGCAGCAACTCCTGCAAACGGACCGCTCGTCAACGTTGCAGTAGCCATTGCCTCTGCAACACCCTCATCCCACTTCCTGCTCGGGTCAATGGTTTGTATTTGCTTGTTAGCGATGACGTTTGACGAACCTTCGTCAATGTTCTCGCCAGCCAATTCTTTGGCAACAATCTTGGCGAAACCTTGCTTCTCGGCAGTTTTACCAGCAGCCTTCGCTAGACCTGATGCAACCATTGCCGCTTCAGCGCCGCCATAACCAAACGCCATACCAATGGGGGCAGCTATCAGAGCAGCCATCCTTGCCTTGGTAGTGGCGATCTCTTTCCTTGCCTCAAGAGGGTCCATCCCCTTGTTGTCAACCAAGTCACGATAGTCTGGGTTCGCATCCATTAACGACTGTTTCGCCGCCATGACACCGTCATAGGTTGAACCAGCAGCGTCACCCGCTGACATACCGCCAGCCGCTGACATACCGCCAATCGTCCCGCCAAGCTTTGATGCCGTGCTGGCAATAGCTCCGCCAGACACAGCCTCTCCAAGCGCCAAGGTAGGGGATGCCCTGCCAGCAAGACCAACCGCTCCAGCCGCAGTTCCAGCCACAAGCTTAGATGCGCCAAGAATGCCGATGAAGTTTGGTATTTGCTTGATGCCCTCTTGTATTCCAAGAGAGGGGTTCGCCACAAGTGATGTCAATGTTTCAACATACTTGCCAAAGAAACCATCCTCTTCATCGATACGCTTACGCATGAGTGCGCGTTGCGCCTTTACTGTCTCAGACTCCTCGCCAGCAAAGTCTGCCTGTACTGCGCGGAAAGTATCTGCCAGCATGCTGCCGGGAGCGATGATGTTGGTTGGCAACTGTGCAAGCGATAAGGTTCCTTGCTTTAGCGCAGCAACTGAATCTCCAGCCCACTCACCAATACTGCGGAACTCATCTGCCTTGGCTTTCAGAAGTGTGCCGTCATCTCCTGAGTCGTTGGCTTTTCTGGACGCATCAACCCCTCCAGCCAAAACCTTTGCGCCCCTAGCCGTAGACCTGTCCGCAATGTCAGTCGCATTGGCTTTGGTGAACATGACAGACTGCGGACTCTTGCTTCGATTACGCGCTTCGCGGTTAGCAGCGAGGTCAACGTCATCAGTCATTCCAGCAGGAGCCTCCATCGTCACATCCTGAAGAACGCTCTCCTTCTTTGGCGTACTTGCGCCAGTGGCAAAGTTACGCACGGAGTTCATAGCGCTGCCGACCATATCCATCATGGATGGCTCTGGAATCGCCTCAACTGCTTTAGCCTCTGGTGCGTCTGGCAAGTCGTCAAACAAGCCACTATGCGTCACTGGCAAGTCATCAAATAGTCCAGCCATTACAGTCCTTTGGTGTCGATGCCCATCATCTTCAAACGGGCTTTCACTTTTTCTGGGTCTTTGCCAGCCTTGATTGCAGCCTTGGCTTCTGTCAGTGCAGAATCCTTATTCACGTTCTTGGGTGGAGTCCACGAGTCAGCCTTTGGCTTTTCTGCTTTCGATGGAGAGCTTTGTTCTCCAGACTGTGAGCCAGCAAGCAAGCTCATATAAGTCCGCTGCTCTTCTCGCATAACGGAAATATTGTCTTGCACAGCCTTCTTCTCTTCTTCGTTGTAAATGTTTTTCAACGATGCAGTAGCGGTCTTGATGTCAGAGCCAACGCGATTCATAAGCGCTGTGTAAGTCTTCCGTTCGCCCTCGTTCAAGCTCTTTCCGCTGCCACCACCCATCTTCTCCAGACGCGCCATCGCTTCTACATGGCGTTGCCTACTTTCTTCCTTGTCTTGAATCAACCGCGCATCGCCTTGCTCAACCTTGCGTTCAGCCAAGACTCTATCCGCTGCATCCTTGTTGTCCTTAAATACAGTGGCGCGAGACTCCTTCAGTGACTTCGATGTGTCGTAGTAGCCCTTGCTGTCAGAGGCTTTGATCTGGTCATCAATCTCTGATATCTGAGTCTTTGGCTTGACATAGCCAGCCTTCTCATAGGTGGCGCGGTTCGTCTTCAACAAGCCAGCCAACTCTTCAGGCGTAGCGCTAGGAGAGTCTCCAGCGATCTTCGACTGGGTTTCAATCAACCCGCCGACATCGCGCTTCTTGCCTATCTCTTCGGCATCGGATTTGACTTCAGCTTCCTGCCTACCAAGGCGCTCTTCGGTACTCTTGCGAGTGTCTTCCTTCTGTTCGGCATCCTGCTTCAGCTTCTTCCCGTGGTCCTCAAGGTCGCGCTCTCTGCGAATCTTGTCCAGTCGCTCAGAGAGTTCCATCTTCTTCTGGTCGCGCAGTTCCTCGTAGGCATTCTTGCGAGTCTCGGCTTGCTGGCGTATTTCATCTTGAATCATCGCGCCGCCAAAGTCGCTGACGCTGCGTCCAAGCGCTTCACCCATGTAGTTGCCAATCATTCCCATGATTACCTCCGAGCCATGTGTGCGTCAATCTGACCAGCAATGTCGTCTGGCGGAGCAAGCATCTCATCTGCCTTTGCAGGATCGACTCCGTTCTCCGACAGGAACCGCATCAGCATGTTCCGTGTCGCCATCGAAATCTCCTGCCCACCGATCTTTACTCCAGCCGCGATGCCAGCTTCAGCAACCTGCCCCAGCACATCAGCGGCAACAGCAGGCAGCATCTCTGGGTCCATCATCCCGCGCGACTTCTCGTCCAAGGTTGCGGTGATTTGGTAGGCAAACTTCGCAAGGTCGGTAGCAACATCCTTGCTGCTCTTCAAGGCTGCAACAACGTTGTCCGCTCCATTCGATTCTCCGAACAATAGCTCCATCGCAGCCGTGGAGAACTTCTCCAATTCAGCACGTTGCTCCTTGGAGAATCCTTCTGCTTGAGTCTTAGCCTGCATTGCCGTTCCTTTGTGCGTAGGTGTTTGGTACTTGCGTTGCATACCCTTTGATCAATCCGGGGATGGTGTACGCAGCGCGGAGCTTTTCTTCCTTGGCGCGTTCAGCCTCTTCAGCAGCAGCTCCCTTGAAGTAGCCACCAGCCAAGTCGCCAGCCATCTTGACGCCCTGCATTTGGACCAATGGGTTAGACATCATCTTGCCAATCAATCCTGCGGGTGCTGCTGGCGCTGCCGCTGGTGTTGCCAAAATATTTGCCAATTCAGTTGGAGCGGCGTACCCAGCGTTAATCAACCCGCCAGTCTGTGTTGCGGCAGTAGATGCTCCACCAGCCACGGCTTCTCCGGCAGCGTATGTTTGAGCGCCAAAGTCAGCAGCAGCGCCAGCAGCACCACCGCCAGCCGTTGCCAGCCCTGCTCCAGCCACTTCACCACCGAACCCAGATGCAATAGCCGAGCCTGCCGCGCTAAACTCCCCGGCTAGTAGCGAAGTCCCCGCCGACATAAGACTGGACCCGGCAGCGCTCATTCCAGAGATTCCCCCTGAGATGGCACCCCCGATCCCGCTACCAGCGGCTGAACCCATAGCTCCTGAGATGAAGGCACCGCCGAAGTAGATGGCAGCAGCGCCAATGACAGCTTTGCCTATGCCGCTACTCGCAACGTCTTTGACGGCTTTTACAACACCATTGACGACTGAGCCAACAGCGTCGAATACTCCAGTTACAACTTGCGACATTAAAGCCCCCTACAGAAAGTGAGTGATTGCGTCTGAAGCCCAAAGCCCAGTCGCTGTAAAAGTTTTGCCAGTCTCGGATCGGCATCCGGTTCCAAGCTGAAGATTGCCAGCTTGATTGATGGTCGGCTCTTGACCCACCGCGCGTACTCTCGCAGCAGTTCAATTCCAAGGCCGGGTGTTTTTGTGTAGAACATGCAGACGCTTGATTGCTGTCGCTCAAACCAGAAGCCGTTTCCAGTCTTGGCAGCAACACAAGCTTTGACGACACCATCAACCTCTCCAACCCACACAAAGTCTGCGCTGCATGAGATGCCTTGTGTCAGCATGTTCACCATGCTTTGGCGATTAATCTTGAGTGGGAGTGGATTCCGAGACACCGATTCCACTGCAAGCTCAACGATTGCAGGGATATCGGAGGGTTTGGCTTTGCGGATCAACCTGCGCCTTCAGGCCAGAAGTCTGCGAGGTCAAGACCCGCAAGCTGGTAGTACACCTTGGCAGACGCGCGCGAACGGTCTTGCTCGGCTTGAATCAGTGCAGGCTTCAGGTCACCCGGTATCTCTGGGTTGTTCGTGATCTTGCTGATGTTCTGGTTGCCAATGTTGATCTCAGACACAAACGACTGGTAGGCTTGGCTCTCTTTGCCTGCCTTGGTCTTCATGTCCTGAAGCTCTTTCTCCATGCCGAACTTCTGGGCATTGAGCAGCGTGTCGTTGCTGAACTGAGCTTCCATCTTGGCTTTGTCGTAGCCATTGCCAATTGCCATAGTCGCCAGCGTATTGATCTGCTGCTGGCTCATCTTGCTCAAGTCGTAGCCGTACTGAGTCGCAAGCTTTCCAAGGTCGGCAATGTTCTGCACGTCCATCTTTTGCAGGTCGTATCCTTGACCAACAAACATCTTCTCCAGCGAGTTCTTCTGGTCAACGCCCATCTTCTGGAGGTCAAACCCGTTGGCAACGCCCATCTTCCAGCCGTCAAGTGTGGCACCGTACTGCATCTCGTCTTTCGACAGCAATGACTTCTGGGTCAACTGGTCGCTGGTGATCTTGCCCTGAAGACCAACTGCGCCCAACTCTGCCGCCGTCTTGTACTGGAGATTCGATCTGTCGTTAGCAGCGCCGAATGCAACCTTGGTGAAGTCGTTGAGTTGACCAGCATTGAACTGACTAGCGGTGTTCTGCGCGTTGACGTTGGTAGTCGCAGCGTTGGAGTAAATGTTTGAGTCGTTCAGAGCGAACTGACCAGCGGCGTCAATCGCTGCGTTAACCCCTGCGCCTTGAGCCAAGCTACTAGACAGCAGCCCACGCTCATTCATCTTATCCATAGCCAACTCTTTGGCTCTGGTAATGTACGGGCTGTCAGACGCCAGCATGGCTTGCAGTAGACCAGCCGATGTCTTCGATGGGTCTACCGTAACCTGCGCGGCTTGGTATGTCTTTGCTGGTGCTATTGCTGGTGGTGGTGTCCCGGCAGCAGCCGCAGCAGCCAGTATCTTGTCGATTGCTGCGGAGTAGTCTGGAGCAGCAGCAGCAGCGGGTGCGGCTGACTGCTGTGTCACTGTCGATGGAGCCGGGGCTTGCGTAACAACTGGGGTAACCACCGCATCTGTGACAGCTTTTTCAACGACAGCTTTGTCATTATTCTTGACAACCGCAGTAGCCGCTGGAGCCTTCCATGCAGCGACTTGGTCTGCCGTGTAGGTATTTCCACCTGTCCCAGTGAAGAGTGGCGCAAAGTCCTTGTCGGTAAATCCGTAGGTTTGCTGGTTCTGGTTATAGAACGCCTTGGCAGCGCCCTCGTTTCCGCCAGCAACCAAATCACCAATCTTGTTGGCGACTCCTCTAGCTGCTGCTACATGCGCGGCATTATTGGGATCGTATACTTCGACATTCGCCATGATTTAAGCCTTTTGCGCGTCCAGCTTTCGCTTGACTTGTGGTTTATATTTTACTTGACAGGTGCAGAATTAGCCAGCATTTCGCTCTTGCGTTGACTGCCGCTTGAACTGCCAAGCCAGAAGTTCACCACTGCGCCAAAGGCCGCGCCCAGCGCACCCAGCATGATGAGAAGTGGCTCAGTGGGCTTGTATTCCCAGACCAGCATCGTGATTAGGATGGAGAAGAACCCAACAGTGATGAATGTGGACAACGTGGCTGGGAAGTAGCTCTTCGTCTGCTTCTGCATGTCCCGTGCATCTTGCGTGTTCTTGAATTCAAGTTCAGCGTAGCGGAACCCGCGCTCCTTTTCGTCGTTCTGGTATTTGAGTTCAAGCTGCTTGATGGCAGTCAACTGGTCAGGCGTCATCCGACCATCTTGGAAGACCTTTGACACTTGCTCAGTCGTGGCGCCATCAATGCCGAAAATCTTGCCCAGCGCGGCAACAGCTACGCCGCCCAACGGACCCATGATTGCGCTTGCCAGAGTAGGGGCAAGACCTGCCAGAAAGTCGTTCATGCGTAGCTCCTTGTTCCGAGTTGATCGATTACTAATGCCTGCTGTCTGTTGTTGTCGCTGAAGCTGATGTGTACCCAGCCACCGTTGACAGAGTTGGGGAATTCCAGAATGCATTGGTCGTATTCAAGACCGTTGCCGTGGTGAACGAGTAGCTTGACGATCTGTGCTGGTGTGCCGTAGTTCGACGTGAAGTCAACCGCTTGCCCTTTGACGTGCGACTTGGTTAACAGATAGTCAGACCACGATTGCGGGTTGACTTCCATTTCACGGCGCTTGCACCACGCGCGGTATGCTGAGTCACACAGCACACGCTCCAGTGCGGGGCTTCGGTAACCGCTTGAAATGTGGATGGCATTGTTATTCAACAACTGCCGCACTCGCTCCAATCCATTTGCAGTCCTCTTGAGGTTGAAGACGACATCAAGTGGTGGGTCGTTGTCGATTGACAGTCTTACAGCGGTGTCGCTTCTCGACATCTCCTGTAGAGAAAAGTGAGGTGATAGCTGTGTCATTTTGCTGGCCCATGCAGGAACTGTTGCCAGAGTGCGTACGCTGCCCAGCCCAAGAATCCAATCAGCCCCCAGCGAGCAATCTCGAAAACCATCTTTTGCCAAAACACTGCCCTCGCTTCCGCTTGCCGAATCACAAGTTCGTGGTGGCGGCGATGCCCAGACGGGTCGCCCTCCGGGAAAGCATCTGTCATAAGGCGCGTGATTGCTTGCGCAAGCTCATCAGTTTCGTTGGTCATGTGGTGCGTGAGCTTCGCGTCGAGCGCCAGTTGGTTGTCGTGTATCTGTTTAATGATCTCAAGCATCTCTTGTGAAGTCGCTCGGCGGTCAATACTTGCTGCGGTCATGCTTGGTCCTTATATAAATCTTTCTGCCACTCCCAACTCCCTTTGCAGTGGTTCTTGTCGAAGAAGAACAGGGCGTCGATCAGCGGGACCATTAGCTTGCCTTGCCAGCGGTTTTGAAGGTGTAGGTTCCATGCAGCCGACGAGGCGCACTCACCTTGCTTGATGTTTCCTGCCATTGCTATGGCGAACAGAAACGTATCAAGACTTGTCAGCAGTCGAAGGATGCGTGTTCTGAAGCTCATGGGATGCAGTTCACGGTGCCAGTCACCGACACGCCGCATACCGCAGAACTCGTCGCCGGGTTCGTAGTGGTCGTTGTCGTAGTAACAGGGTTACTCGTTGTAGTCGTAGTGACCGGGTTAGCTTGCGTGCTATATGCGCCACTGCCCAGCGTTCCAGTGCCTGAGAGGGTTGTCGTTGTCGTCGTCGGGTTAGCCGTAGTGGTCGAAACAGCATGGTTGTCTGTTGACGTGGTTGTCGTGCTAGTGGTCGTCACGTTAGCCTGTGGCAGTACAGACACGGGGGCTTGAATCTTCCCGGCGATACTGGAGAACGTTGAGTTTGTAGACTCAGCAATCCGTGCCGAATATTCGGCAGTAGCCATGCTGGTTTTGTTTGCGTAGTGCAACCCTGCAATGTTGGTCAAACTGGGCACTAGGATGCTGGCCCATTGCAGCGCATTGCTCGCTTGTGGAGCTTGTACTACCGTTTGTGTGGAGGTAGTAGAGTTGCCGAGCGCCAAAGCCATAACAGCGGCAATCTTTGCAGAACCGTCGCCAGTCTCTGCGATCTTGCTAAGAGCGTTGTAACGCGCGGTGTCTGCGTTTGATTTTGCGACTGCGATATCTGATTGTGATTTTGCATAGGACTCGTAGTCCGTGGTTGCACACGCCGTTAGTGACAGCGCAATTGGAATCAGTAGATATTTCATTTGAGACTTCCTTGGTTGATTAATCCGCCTATGCGCTTGGATGTACCAAGCTTTGATGTGTCGTAGACAGTCGGTGCTGGCGCTGCAACTGCAACGGGTTGCGCGGCAACTATCGGAGCAGGTTGAGCAGCAACAACTGGAGCGGTTTCTTGAGGAGCAGCAGCAACTGGTTGACGGGCTGCGTTCCATGCGTTCCATCCGCCAACTATCTTGTTGACTCGGTCCGAGCCTACAGGCTGATACTTGTTGACGGTGGACGCCCACTTGTTGAGTTCGTCGCCCTTGTAGTTGCCGTAGGCGTCTTGGTTAACACCCTTCAGCCCAGCTAAAGCAGACTGGTAATCGCGCTGCCTGCTAGAGACATCTTCGACTGATTCATATTGGTCGAACGGCTTGTCGATCTTGTACTGGCTGTAGAACGCCTTGTTGACAAGCTCCTTGGCTTTCATTGCTTCTGCGACCAATGCTGGGTTTGCATTCTTGTCGCCAACAAAAGCGCCGCCATACTTTTTTGCAAGCGCTTGATACAGCCCGTTGTAGACGCCAGCCGCCTCTGGGTTATCAAGACCCTTCGGAACCCAAGCGCCGTCACCATTCTTGACATAGCCTGCCTGAGACATCTCTTGGTCAAAGTGCGGCTTAAAGTCATCGAACTGACCCATCTGGTCGAAAGCTTCTTGGTCTGTCCAATCAACCTTGCCAGCATCCTTGACTTGCCCCTGACCAGAGAACGCTTGACCAGAGCCGACCCACAGTCCATTGTTGGAAATAGTCCCAGTGAGTTGACGCTGCGAGTTGATAAGACCCTTGCTCACTTCACCACTCCAGTCAGAATCTCAGCCTTCCTGCCTACAGCAATCAAGCCAAGATAGGTCATGTAATCCAATGCATCTTGAATGGATTGGAGCGATAGATCGACGTTCACTGTGCGTGGGTCGTTCATCAACTCTTGCAGGTCAATGATGACGGGGTCAACAGAAGCCTTCACTGCGATTCGCTCTTGGCTGGTGAAGAGCATCTTCCATTCAATCACAGTGATTTTTGGAGGCTTCACTGTGACAACTGGTACTGGTGTGCTGTCAACGTAGCGATGCTTGACAACAGGTGAGCCGTCAACCATTTCGTCGTAAGTCTCAATGGAGGTGTACGGGTTCTTGAACACCGTGTTCGCTGTGAGATTGCCGTCGATGATCTCTGTGATCTTTTTCCAACCGGGCTTCACATCGTCAGCAACTGCTACGAACTGAGCAGCGATGTCTGGTGTGAAGTTGAGAGTGGGGTTCGTAGATACGTCAATAGCTACGTCATTGATGATTCGTGCGTAGTTCATGCTTATCCTATGTAGTAGATTGCGACATAGCCGGGACCGCCAGCGCCAGACCTGCATGCGGCACCACTACTGTTTGCATGAGCGGCACCACCACCTCCACCTCCAGCGCCTCCGGTTCCTGCGGTACTCATCCCAATGAGCGTACTAGAGCCGCTACCAATAGAAAAAATGCTTGCGCCGCCACCACCAAACAACCCGCCGCCACCACCCCACGAGTTGTGTGTTGTTGACGTTGCATCTGCCGTGATAATGGTTGCGCCACCTCCGCATCTTGCTGCTCCCTTGGCGGCATATATCTGAGTCCCAGCGCCTCCACCAAACGCACTCCCGCCACCGCCACACATACCAGTTGATGTCGCCAGCGTAATAGCTGCCACAGCCACATCTCCACCTGTTGTGTATGGGCAGAGATGGAATCCAGCAGCACCATAAACAGTTAACGCCGATGAAGTAAGATTTCCATCGGTGCCGTCTGACTTAAGTCCAGCGCCTGTTGCAGTGGTGAAATCAATGCCAGCAGGACTTGCTGCATAGATAGAAGCCCCTCCAGTAGCCTGCATTGATGCGGAGCTAACGGATGTTGCAGAACCGCTTGAATACCCAGCCCCAATGAAGCTTCCTGATGAAGCTCCACCTGTTGCCGATACAGCCCAGTTGGTCCCAGAGACAGTCGCAGAACCAGCAGTTCCGCCAGCAACACTAGCAAGAACGTACCCGCCAGTTATCGTTGGGGCGCTTCCGCCAACGCCACCGCTTGATGTGCCTGCGGAATTCCCACCACCACCTCCTCCTCCTCCGGGCGATGAGATCATTGACCCGAAACTGGATGTCCCTCCTGCACCTCCTGCGCCAGCAGTATTCGCAGTCGCGTTAAAGTACGCGCCGCCTGCTCCAACTGTTACGCCATAGGTTGTTCCGGGGATGAGGTCAACAATAGCGGCTGCGAATGAGCCTCCACCTCCACCGCCCCCCATAGCACAATAGCCAGTGGATGATGTTCCTTGACCAGCCCCGCCACCACCTCCAGCGCCAACAACAACCACTAGAGCGCGCGTCATCCCGTTCGGCACCAAGAATGGGTAGCTCCCAGCCTCATACTGAACGAACAATTCCTTTGATACCGACCAGTCAATACCAAGGTCGCTTACAAGGTAGTTGCTCTGCGGCGTACCGAATGTGCCGATGTTCATGGTTAGTAATCTCCACCGAACGCAATAACGTTGAATGACTCGCTTGAGTTATTCACGCTTGCACGGAGTGACCATAGATTGGGCAGATTCAACCCGCCATCCAAAGTGATACTCTGGTTGAACGCTGGCTGCGTAGCAGATGGGACAATCGGCGTGATAACTACTTCTCTGAAGAGCTTCGCCACAGTTCCGTCATGCAAGAACAGTCGAACGGTTCCCTGTGCTGTTGTTGTTGTTGCCTGTACTGTCACCATGTCAACCCGTGAGCCACTAGCGCCAGCAGTAAATACTGTCCCAATAGTCCCAGTTCCATCGCGCAACGTGTTTGCAGTAGCGACGACTGCGTAGCTGACGCGAGGGGTAGCGGTCCATGAAGGTGTAGATGCCATTTAGATAACTCCTTGAAGAAAAAGTGAGGTGTGATCGATGGGTGTGATGTTCACAACACCATTGACCGTTGCGGAAACGCTTGAGTTGAAACTGACACGGGTGTTGCCGATACCCTTGGAGACTCCGTTGACCAGAATCTCTATCGGGTATTGGAAGTTTGGTTTACCAGTGACCGATGTCCAAGTGATCGTTGGGAACACTGTCCAAGAAGCTACTCCTGCGCTGGTTGTGAGGTACTTCCCATCCTGACCCGTTTGGTTTGGCAGAGAGAACCCATCCGACCAGAAAGCCACGCCACCTGAAGTAGACAAAGCCTTGCCATCTTGTCCAGACTGAGGTGGCAGCAACGCGCCAGAAGCACCAAGGACTTGTTGCACAAAGTGCGTGTTAGCCGCCTTCGTTGAGTCATCCAGCGTACTGGCTACGTTCGGGATATTGAAGGTTGTCAATGACGAGAAATCACCCGCGCCAGATGCTGTCGGATTCATCTTCGGCATCTTCAGCGAATCAAGGCTGTTGACCGCTGCGAACACTGCATCGAACCCGGTGTAGATCAGGTTGTACTCATCACGAATCGTTCCGCTTCGACCTTGTGAATACGATACCGGGTTGGGCGTATTCGTGTAATACGGGTTGCTCATCTCTGAATCCTTCTAGGGGTGTAGTGCAGATTTACCGACTGGAGCGTGAAGGGTTCCGAGTACGCATCGTTGCTGAAGAACAGCAAGCTGATATTTCTGGATGTGCCGTTCAGGTCGTAGATCGGGGGCGAGATCAAGGGTGAATCCCAAGTGAACTCATCCCATGTGAACTGGTCCCAGAATCCACCACCACCGGGTGTCTCTACCGTCTGCGCAAACTCTTCCAGTGAGGTTGCCGCTACAGGCAGCGAGTAGTCGCCGTAGTCCTGCTCATACGCCATGTAAATCTTCGCGTAGCTTGGAATGCGCGTCTCCAGTGATGCGCGTCTCCAGCGCTTCCTTGTCGTTGGACCGCGCTCTGCGTTGAACGCAAGGCGAATCCACGACTCAATCGCTACTCCGTCAAATGAAGACCCGACCTCTGTCTGGTACACATAGCCATTCGATGAGCCAAAGAAGACGACCTCCGCGCCATCGATGTCTTCACCAGAGACGATGCAAGAGACTGGGTCCGGGTAGATGATTGGCAGGACTCCACGCATCTGACCGTTCTCAAGGTGGAACGCCAAGCCAGAGCCGTCAGAGAAGTACACACGGTACTGGTTCTGAGAGCGCAGAACACTGGAGTCAGTGACCAGACCAACCCGCTTGTCAATGTAGGGCTGCACCGCTTTGCTGATGCTTGACGCTGCGAAGTTGCCGAAGTTCTGCGTGGCTGACAAAGATGTCACTCCACGGTCATCCAGTGCAATACCCATCGACACATACTTCGCGGTGTGCGCCAGCGCTCCGGTGTCAGGAGATACTGAGACAATGTTCCATGTCGCAGTCGATGACCCGTACAGAATCGCTGTCTTGTTGCGAGAATAGACCGCCATCGCGCCACCAGACGATGAGTCGGCTGGCAGTGGCAGCATCGCTGTAATCTCGTCGCCAATACCGATCTCAGCCGCTGTTGAGCCTACCGCTGCCCACACCCCCGTAGGCGCTCCGGGTGCAGACAGGAACATTGAACCAAGGATGGCTAGGAACAAGCGGTTCTTGTGCGCTGCAATGTGGCTAGGCGTATCAGGAGACGCAGTCGAAGTGATCTGCGTGAAGGTCGTGCCGTCGTACTGGAACGCCTTGTTCTTGCCGTCACAGCCATACATCTTCAGGGCATTCGCAGCGCCTGAGAAGTTGTAATTGACGAACTCATAGCGACCACCAGCCACCAGAGCGGGCGTCGTAACAACCTGCCAACCAGACGTTGTCGCAACATACATCACGGCAGCGGTGTTGCCTGCATTGTTCCTGAAGGCGTACATCTTGCCGTTGTAGACCCACACACCAAGGATGGGGCCAGAACCGGGGACGACTCCGATGTCGTTGCGATACTGTGTCGCCGCGAGGTTCAGATACTGTCTGTCAGTCAAGACATCCGTAGCGCCACCCAGCGAGTACGAAAGCAGTGTGCAGCGCGGAGTGGCAGACACATTCAGCGTCTCCGAGATGGTCAGTGCGCCAGACAGCTTTGTCACCACCAAGCTTGTGGTCGATACCACGGCAATCACAACAGCAGTGTTTGTCGATGAAACGCCAGTGATGGTGTCGCCGACCACAATGGTTGACTGCGGACTCGTGGTCACCATGTAGTACACCGCATCACTTGGCTTCAGCCGCCCATCGAACCGCTCGTACCCCCCTACCCGCTTGTAGCCGCCGCTGATTTCAGGAACGAAGTTCCCGGCATCAATGCAAACTCCGGGTGGAATCTGCAAAGCTGGCGTGAGCAAGTCAAGCCCACCCTCCAGCTTGACGTAGCTCTCCTTGATGGGGACTGGTCGGATTTGCTGGTGGATCATGCGAGACTACCGCCTAAAGTAAGCGATGGGAGTTGGTCAACACGCAGTGCGCCCATCAGCGATGAGTAGTTCTCAGCCGCTTCCTGCTTCGCCTCTTGAGCCGCCTCGTAGCCTGAATACTTCAGCATGGCCCGGTAGACGATTGCCATGTGGAAGTTGTCTGGCATCGAAGGGATGTCAGCGTCTAGCGCAAGGATGACAGGCTTGCAGAAGTAGTTTCCTACAAAGGTAAGCCCCACCGGAGGAATGCGGTCAAACCACAACGACTTGTCGGCAGGGTCGATGGAGAACGTATTGGGCCTTCCGTTTTGCCGTACTCCGTAGAGGTAGGTGTTGCGGAAGTCTTCCCACGGCATAGGGTCGAGGAACTGTTCATCCGCCACACCAGTTGCTGTCAGATAGCAGCGCATGCTGTCATCCTTCAGAACCCGCAAATCAGTCGCACCCATGTCTGTCAGCGAATACTGCTGAGTTCCATTGGACACGAAGCTCAGATTCTTACGCAGGAAGTTCCACTGGGCATGCTGGTTCTGGATGTCTTCCCAAGCACGGATAACCCAGTTGACAAAGCGCAAGCTCTCGCCAGACTGGGACACAACCGTTACTGGTCCCGTACCCGTCCCACCGCATAGGCTGCGAGTCTCTTTGCACAGTTCCAGAAAGTTCATGCTAGACCGCCGATGCCAGAACCTGTTTCAGCCATGCGCCACCCTTGGGGTTGCGGTCTTCCAGTACCGAGAACGGATAACGAACAGCGGTGTGACGATTGATTCGATTCACTGTCTCGTCGCCATTTGTGGCAACAGTGGTCTTGATGCTGGTCTGACGCGCACGGGCCAGAATCTCAACGAACTTGCGCTTGACGGTTTGCTCTTGTCCGCGCAGAAAACGCTGCGGAGTACCGTTGCAATACACGTCTACCAAAGGCTCTGCATTTTCGTCAGTGCTTTCATGCACGATGACCTTCACAGGCTCTTCATTGAATGCGAGTTCCGCTGCGTAGTCACCCAACATTGGGCCGTCAGCGATGACAATCTCTTGGTCTGGGCGAACCATACCAGCCAATGGGCCAGTAGTTGGCATATCAAGACTTGCTGTCTGTCCGATGCTTTGCTCGGAAGAGGAAATCGCTTTGTTATTTGGGATACCACGGGGCATTGTTAACTCCTGTTTGGACATGAAAAAAGCCACCCGAAGGTGGCTTTGCTAGGTGCGTGGTTGGTTAGGCGTAAGCCATCCACTGCATCGTCTTGGAGGCTACGATAACCAGCAGCGAACCGTTCTGCGACACAAGGAAACCAGACTGATTCGGGGTGATACCCTTGTTAGTCGTTTCCAGTGTGACCGTGCCAGCGGCTGCGGTCTTGACGCAAGTGTCATCAGCCATGCCGTCAAAGAACTCAACCGCAATACGGTCAGTCACATTGACGAACTTCACATACTTTGGCTTGAAGCCGCAGTTGACTTGGATGTAGTCAGCAGCCGTGATGGCAGTGCCGTCAAAAACGATCTTGCCAACTGCAAACTGACCTTGCTGCTGGGACGGTGTGGCGGTCAGTGTTTGACCAGCGGTATTGATTGCCATGATTGTGTTTCCTTAAAAGTTACTTGGCGAACTTGCCAGTGAAGGTTGTCCCGGTGTTAGTGGCAGTTACGCCAGCGTCACCATCGAGGATGGTTGTTACTGCCAGAATCCCGTCAACCAGAGCGTTCAGCAAATTGGTCAACGCTACTTGGTCAGCAGGGCTGATAGAGTTCAAAGTCCCAATGCGTTGGGCGATGTATTCAGGTACTTGAGATGCCATGTTGGTTCCTTAGTTAAAAATGGGAGCCGAAGCCCCCATCAGAATCACAGTGCTGGTGTACCGACCCAGACCAACGCTGCCCAGCCGTTATTCAGAATAACGGAGGTCATGTAGGTCTTGGCACCGATGTAACCACGCTGGCCCAAAGGATCGTTCTTATCCTTCTGACCGGGTGGAATCCAGCTAACGTCCATCGAATCAGCACCGCGCAGAGCGACCTGACCCCATGCGTCTTCAGCCACAACTATGACTGGGTAGCAGTCAACCTTGGTGCCGCTGGAGTACAAGCCTGTGGAGCCAGTAGCAGCGCCAGCATCGGTGTTTGCAGCCAGTTCAGGCGACAGCACAAAGCGGAAAGATTCGACAGAGCCGATCTCTTGTTCATGCACCACCTTGCGGTTGCCGTACTCAGCCACATGCTTGAAGCCGGGGAGGTCGCGGATAGCGGGTTCCAAGTCAGTCGAGCAGAACACCAGATACGATGCTTCCACAGGAGCGGTAGCAAAGTTCGGGCTGGGTGCCAGAATGCTGGTGATCATCTTGCCGTGGTTACCCTTGATAGAACGTGTCACCTTGCGGATCAGGTTCAAGCTCAAGGTGCCATTCACGGTAGCGATGGAGTTACCAGTGCCGCCGTAGAACAGGTTGGTCAAACCCTTCAGAGCGCCATAGCGAACCATCTCGCGCAGCAAGCCGATACGCTCGCCAGCCTGCTTCTTCATCTCAGCGGGGACATCATCTTCGTACAGGTCGAAGGTTTTGTCCGTCACTGCATAGAGGCAGGAATACTGCTGGAGAGTCGCCGTCACATCAGACGCCACAAGGGTGTCTGCTGCGGGTGTCACGCCTTCAGTCGTCAGGTGGCTGGACGCGAAGGTCGCCACGTTAGAGCCGGTAATCCAGCGTGATTGCGGATCAACACCACCAGACAGAGCGCCAGCAGATGTGCCATAAGGCAACCAGCGACGGAACTGAACCGTGTCGCCGTTGTTCTTTGGAATCTGTTTTTGCGTTCCAGTGATACCGAGAATTTCTACCGGCAGAGCGTGAGCCAACACCTCGCCTTTTAACTTACCAATTCGCTGCGCTTGCGTCAGCATTGTTTGAGTAGCCATGATTTAATTTCCTTAAAAGGTTTACCCTCGTACCGCCTTAAAACCGGCGAGAAAGGCGTCTGTTTCTGATAGATTGGGTTTTCCGCTGGCATTGCCTTTCGGCGTGATTGCAGCCTCTAACCGTTTCTGATTGGTTTGTTTTGACTGGGAGGCTTTCGCTTTCCAATCCTTGTAGGCAGAAATCTTTTCTCCGATGAACTCAGCGTCCCAACTTGCGTCGAGGGCTTCCTTTTCATCAGCAGGCAAGGTCTCTTTCCAGCCAACAAAGTCTTCCGATGCCACTACTGTTTTCCAGTCCCGATGCTGCACAGTGAGGAGCTTGGTTTCAAAGGCTTTCGTGGTTTCTTCCACGGAAGTCTTGAGTCGCTGCTCAAACTGATCTGAGTTGGGCTGACCTGCAACGCTCATACCGTTGAGGTCTTCGGCTAACAATGCGGCTAGTTCTGGATAGTCGGCAGACAAGCGCTTGAACTTGTCTGGGCTGAGTGCTAGAGCCTGTGACTGCTGCGGGGTTGACTTGAGAGAATCAATCGACTGCTTCAGCGAACCCATCGAACCAAAGATTTTTGACTCTCTCTGTTTCAACGCTTCCACTGTGGAGACAAGCTCCTTGATTTGCTCTTCGGTGTAACCGGCAATCAGCTTCGGCTCTGGTACGGGTTCAGGTTCGGGTTGCTCGATACCGTTTGCGGAATCAAATCCTGCCTGAAATGCAGCGTCTTCGTTGGCTTCGACTTGCGTCTCTTCCACTTGTGGCGCTTCAGCCTGTACTTCCTCTACTGCTACTTCCTGAACTTCGTTCTCTGTTGACATACACACTCCAAAATGCAAAAGCCACCCAAAGGCAGCTTTCCTAAATGAGTTCGGCTATTGCTAGTCGGACTCGGCTTGCACTGTCTCTTGTTGACCAAGGGACAGAATCTGTTTGATAGCAGAGATACGTCCCCGGAGTCGAGACGTTGCTATCGCATCAAGCTCACCATCGTTTTGTTGACGGCAAGCTTTGAGTTGTTCGTTAAGGTGTGCGTCCAGACGCAGCCAAACGGCTGACTGGCGCTCTAATTCACTGAGCTTCATGCTTGGTATGCCTCGCCCGGTTTAGCCCGTCCTGCGGGTTCTACTGGCGGCTTCAGCACTTGCTTGGTGTGTGAATCAAGGTGGGCGAGTTCGCGTTGCAGGTTGATCTTCGCGCTCTCGGTGGAGAGTTTTGCCTTCACTTGATCCAATGTGATCTGGTGCTTGTTGGCGTATTCCAGTTGAGCGAGTGCGTATTTCATTTCCAACTCGCGCTCCTTGGCGTTCGCCATGATTCGGTTCTTTTCTGTCTCCGACTCAACATAGGCACGGTCACGGTCAGTGTCCACATTGGTGCGGTGGATGTCTGCTTCGGCCTTGGTCTGCGCCAGCTTCATCTCAATCGCACCACGGGTTTCGATCTCGTGGACATCGCCCTCCGACATCGTCTGAACCTTCTTGAGTTCGACCTGACCCTTCATCGCAGCGATCTCTTTGTCAGTCTCGGCGCGAATCTTCGCAACCTCAACCTGCGGCATGGGTGGAGGCTGAACGTTCTGTGCCGCCTTCTTCTCTTCGTCGGTAGGCTCAAAGCGTTTGGCGTCAAACCTGCGAGACTTCAGGTACTCCGTCATCGCCTGCTTCGGAGAGATGCCAAACGCTGGGTTGAGTGACATCTGGAGAATCTGCGCGGCTTCGTTGTTCTGAAAATCCCGCTCAATCAAAGCGGTGGAGCCACGCGCATCGATCTGGAAGTCGCCCTTCGCCTCTTCATCCTCGCCGTATAGCATCAGGTATTCGTAATATCTGCGAATGTGCGGCTCTGTCAGCTTGTCATCGATGGTGCGAACAATCCTGCGGAGAACCACGTTGGCGTTGTTGTTCACAATCGTCATACCGCCAACCGTGTCTGGTGCGGTTCCCTGAGAACCCTGCATCAGCATGGGCAACCCAGTTACATCCTCTGCCATCTTGAGCGCGAACTGGATGATGTTCGATAGCTCCTGCTGCATCGTCGGAATGTTCACGGCAATGAAGGCTTGCGCTGCGGCCTGTACGTCAGCGCCTTCTCGCACGAACCAAATCTTGCGCGGAGTGATCGTCCAGACACCATCAGCAGGCTCAATTGCATCGCGCTTCACGATCAACTGAGGACCAGCAGAGAAGCCTGCGTTGTCCATCATGTTGCGTGTCGCAGCATTCAGCATCCGTTGTGGCGTATTGATCTGACGCGCTACACCCATACCCCACGGCATGCCAGAGCGTCGTTGCCACGGCAGAACGTCGTATGGGAAGTCGCCAGAATCAAGCGGGTTCAGCGCTGCCTTGATGGGAACATCGTTGACCATCGTAATAATGGCTGGCACCGACACATCGCCATCAAGCGGAATGTCTACGTTGGCCGCTTCCAAATCCTCGCGCTCTGCAAGACCATAGAAGTACCAAATCTCAAACTTGTCGGCGTCATTGATCTTCTCTTTGAACTTCAGACTCTTGTTGGTCTTCCCCTTCTGCGGACCCAGTTCAAGCGCCTTGTCAATTTGTTCATCCAGATACCCCGGGATGCCCTTGAGTTCACGCAACTGTTTTGCAGTGATCTCATCCATCTCCCACACATAGGAGCCGTTGTGGATGTCTTCTCCACAGGCGGGGTCCGGGTAGAACTTCCACAGATCAATCGACTTCGACTCTGGCGCAATGGTTTGCTCAATCGCCATCGCCAGCATGCCGCCATTGGAATTGGCTACACGGTTGTACTTCTTGGCAGGAGTCGGGCCTTTCAGGATACCTGTCCCCAGTCGAGCGCAGTTCTCCAATACCTTGCGTACTTCGGAGTGCCATTGGCATTGAACCAGCCAGTCTTCCAACTGGGTCTTGGCTTTCTCGCATGCAGCACGGGCTTGGTCCTGAATGGCTTCAGCCGGGTCAACCGTGGGAGCAGGAGGTTGTGGCATGCCCTGCATGGCTGGATCAACGTTGGGCTGCGCTATCGCCTGCGCTACGGGTGTTGGCTGGAACTTGCCTTGAGAGATGGGAGTGGGACGAATACCCCAGTTCGTCTCATCATTGGGCAAGGTCATGTCCGCCACGCGCGCGGCAGCAGCATCCACATATGGGCGAGTGATGTTCAGGTAGACCGTTGAGCGACCAGCCATCGACTTGCGGTTCGTCTGGAACCCGCCATTCGGAGTAGAAGGCTTCAGTACAGATTCGCGGTTCGTGTCATCGACGCCTTGGTATGCCTCTTCATCAGCAGTCCAGTCGTCCTCAATCCCGCTACTAGCCCGTCCTTGAATAGCCTCTTCCCGCTTCTTTGCGAGTGAAGCTCCGAATGCTTCAATCTTTTCGGCGAGTTTTGCCTTCTGAATCGCCATCGCTTCGATGACCTCATCCGGTAAGTCTTGAAGTTGTTCGTTCATATTTGGTCGTAAAAAAACCACCTCATGGGTGGTTCGTGTTTATCTTCTTGCCCGTCTTCTCAACTGAGCAACGTAGTTAAAGTTGCCCTCATTCGCTGCCGTATCCCAGCAAATCCAACTGACCTTCACATCGCAAGGTGTCGCGTTGGTGTCAAACGCCAGCCACGAAACCTTGACATCACACGGCGTTGCGTTGGTGTCAAACGCCAGCCACGAAACCTTGACATCACACGGCGTTGCGTTGGTGTCAAGCTGCAGCCAACTGACCTTGACATCAATGGTCGCGCTTGACTGAGCCACCGTGGGTGCATAGCCCGTAATCGTCAGACTGCCAGCGCCAGCAACCACACTCTGATTCGCAGACTGCAAGACAGTCGGTGCATTACCAACCAGCGTTAAACCGCCCACACCAGCCGTTACAGCTTGATTCGCAGTCCGGGTGACTGTTGGTACATACCCGGCAATTGAGAGGCTTCCCGCCCCTGCTGTGACCGCTTGGTGTGCTGTCTGTAAAACCGTGGGCGCGTTACCGACTAGGGCAATACTTCCAACGCCGGGGGTAATTGCAGTTGCCGCTGTCTGAATTACAGATGGCGCGTAACCCTGTATTGAGACAACGCCTTCCCCGGGTGTGACCGTCGTGCCACCACCCGCTTGTAGGGCAAGTAGCAGTGACATAGGTTATTCCCAGTAACCGCCAATAGAGATTACAAAGGTGATTGCTCCGGTAGTCGTTACAGTGCCGATATTTCGCGCAACAATGTCAACGAATTCACCGGGGCGTACCACAATTGGTACATCGAGATTCAAGTCAACCACCCCGCCGAGTGTGCCAACAGCAGCGGTTGCCGCATAGCTTTGCATACCGATTTGCATAACTCGTGGTGCGTGGGTTGTAGCTGTCGCGAACGATGCTGTTTCACCTGTTGCCAATGTTGTTGCAGTGTGCCCAACTGCCAAGGCAAGAGCGTAGATAACAGGTCCACCCGCCAAGATCACAGATACAGCGCCATTTAGCGTTACCCGGGTGATATACAGGTTGCGCCCTGTGATGTTGATTGACGGTACAGGGTTTTGATACGTAATCAGCTTACCGTCATTGTTTGCAGTGAGTGTCGGCAGTACAGCAACGATTCCACCCAAACCAGTAAACGCCGCAGCAGTGTTTGTCAGTGCTACCGCTGTAGGTGCGGTGTTGTTTGTCCAGAGGGTTGTCTTTCCTTGTGTGTGCCCATTCTGCCCAAACAGAGCGTGCTGCCCCATGCCTGCTACCTGATGTGCCCAAGGCTTGCTTGTTGCAAGGTCCATCAGGCTAACAGTAACGTCTGTCAATCGGATAACGTTGGTGTTTGCTACGACACCTGTGCAAAGTTTCTGCATAAACACCGGGAGAGAACCTTGCATAAACGGTTGCCCGTAGGCAACTGGGATAGCGATCTCTCCATACAACACATCGTTCACCCAAAACTCGATCTCCTCCTCGCCAACCACCATCGCAAACCGTGAGTTTGTAGCAAGCGGTATCTGAGTAGCCATTAAGGTAACTTGGACAACCGTGTTGTTGTTGTACTGCAATTCACCGTACAGGCCAGTTGCATTCATCTTGAACCAGCAACCGTCAGTAGGAGCAACGCCACCAGCACTAGGCAATCCCAATCCTGCGTAAAACACCTCATTGGCAACCATTGACGCCGTGTTGCTTGCGCCTGAAAACTCCACCGATAGCGGTGCAGTGCCAATCAGCGGGAAGTATTGAAATGATCGAACAAACGCACCGTGAGCATTGGCCGTACCTTGTACCGTGCCAAATTGCAGATAACCACCCGGCTGAGTGCAAGTCAAAGTAGCAGCCGTATAGCTCCATAACGTTGTGTTTTGTGTAGTGGCGTTAAAGGTATCAGTGAGCAATACCGTATCAACACCTACCCGCAATCGGAAATCTGGTGAAGTCTCTGGGCTTTTTAGATACGGATCGCCAGTGATAGAACCATCGTCGTTTTCACTAAACAAGCGAACACCACCTACACCCGCAGGAGCAGCAGAAGCATCACCTGTGAAAACAGGCACACCGTTTGCCGTTGTAGCTATGTCTGTGCCATTTTTACCAATGATTGAAATGCTCATGCGTAGACCCACCCAATGTTATATATACCGTGCGCGAAACCTGTCCTGCACTTGGCGTAAATAGTGAAGCCAACACCGCTATTAGCAGGCCCGGCAATCACCACCAAATCCTCTACCCAATGGTTATCCAAAGTGTTTGAAGCAGTGTCGGCAGGAATAATCCATGCCTCTACCTTTTCAGCCAAAATAGAAGGCTCAGACACCGCAACTGATGCGTCAGTCTTGCCCGTACCAAAATCAACCGTTGTTGTGCCAGTTGCCATCAAGCGCTCTCCAATTCAACACTTAACGCACCAGAGGTTATTGCGGCAATCTCGCCACTCGTGAGCGCGATGCTGTACTCTGTGTCCGATGCTGTCAGAACCTGTGTCTGCTCCCGCACCGTTGTAACGCCCTGCTTCAGTCTCACGATGACTGAGTTTCCTGTGCTGGATGACGCGCGGTACTTCAGCACTTGGCTCGTTGGACTGCCGGGGTAGATCGTGGTGTTCATACCCATCTCGCATACCTGACCAACAGCGTTGCTGCTGATGTAGTCCAGTGGATCAGGGGTTACCTCGTCAACCATCGGGTACAAGTCTGTACCAGTGCTTGGAACCCAGCCACCGGGGCTGATATCGCTATTGGGTCGTGCAATAGTCTCTGTGTCAGCCGTGCGCGTAACTGTCGGTGCCCAGCCGTCGATGGTGAACACACCAAAGCCGGGGACGACAACCTGATTCGCAGTCTGCTGAACCGTTGGTGCGTAGCCGTTGATCGTGAGGTTGCCAACAGCAGGAGCGACGATTGCCTCTTGCGTGACCGTTGGTGCATAGCCTTGGATGCTGACACTACCAACACCCGCTGTGACTGACTGGTTAGCAGTCTGTGTGACCGTAGGCTCATTGCCTGTGATCGTGATGCTGCCAACGCCGGGTTGGATGGTGCCTGATGCGGACTGATCAACCGTGGGCGCGTAGCCAACAATGGTGACGTTACCAACGCCAGCGGTGACTGCTTGATTCGCGGTCTGAGCAACCGTTGGGGCTTGACCCGTGATAGTGACACTGCCGCCCCCTGCCGTGACTGCTTGATTCGCTGTCTGCTGAACAGTCGGTGCGTTACCTGTGATCGTTACATTGCCGACACCCGCAGTAATCGCTTGGTTTGCAGTCTGCTGAACGGTGGGCGCATTGCCGACCAGAGTGAGACTTCCAACGCCTGCAGTAACGGACTGATTTGCAGTCACGCTTGAGGTTGAATACTCCCACGCTCCAATGTCATAGGCCATACTTCATGACCTCGCAGTTCCAACAATGTCGTTGGGGGTGTTTGTGGCGTCCGTTGTTCCTACCCCGATAAGGGCACTTCCAGTAACCAGCCGGAAATCTTCAGACCCGCTTGTTACATTGACAAATGTTGCAGTGCTGAACGGAATTGATCCAGTAAAGCCGGAATGGGGTGATGTATCGTCTGAGGCGCATGTTGTGGTCGTAGAGCCTGACGAATTGGCATTGGTTAAATCATTTGGGAAACCGAAAACAGCACAATTTCTAACGGTTGTTGCGCTGGAATAATCTAAAGCGATTCCTGCTCTGGAACCATTATTATCAAAACGAACTACTGTGCAACCATAGACATTTGCATTGCCTGCAACGCTAACTCCACCCACTGACACGGCAGCACCGCTGGGCACAACAATAAGCGAGTTTTTTAGTATGCCATCTGAGATAGCTGTAGCGGCTGGTGTTCCTTTGCCATACAGAATGCATGCGTCTTGTACCGTACCCGTCCCGCTGATATTTGTTGCGCCTGTACTACTTGCAGCGACCCCTGTGGACTTGATCTGTAGATTAGACAGTCTGAAATAGTTTTCAGTAGCAAGCACCGTGAAGACATATCCACCACTCTGCGTTATGGCAACACCGTTCGCTTGGTTGTAGCGCAGGGCATTTGTCAGCTTGTTGGCGTTATCCGCAAAACTCTCGCCTGCCGCTGCTGTCAATTCTTTGTAGCGAGTGGAATCAGAGGTGGACCCTGCTACGGTCAGCATGGTTGTTGCTCCCGTGAACTCGGTATCGTTGTAGCATTCGCCACGCCATATCTGGTCAGCCGTTACAAGGTTTGCAGGCGCGGAGTCTTCCCACGCTTGCAGTGTCGAGTAGTCTCGGCTTGATGTTCCAATGGAATGAACGACTGTAGTTGCCATGTTTAGTCAAACACGTTGGGATCAGCCAGTGGTGGCTTTTGTATTTTCAGGGCCGCTATGTCTTGCGCTGACATTGAGGTACGGGCAGTCGGGTTGCGCCGTTTAACATCAGCCATTACCGCTGCAACGCTGGCGGGGAGGTTATCCAAGTCCAGCTTAAATCCACGCGCCTGTAGCATCATGCTTGGGTTTAACGGGTCAATCTCAGGCTCAGAACTAAGAAACGTGGTGACCATAGTTACCGGGACACCCGGTAGCTTGACGATGCGCCACGCTGGGTTCTTTTGTTCTTGCTTACCCCACACCCACCCGTCAGGCTGCACAACGATCACGTCACCGCGCTTGGTGCATTTAGCGTCCAAGTACGGGTCTGCGTTGATCTTGTCAACGACCCTGACCAGTAGCTCTGCCATCAGACATACGCCTCTGACCAGCCGTCATAGTGCTGGACGATGTTGCCGAATTTCAGTTCGCACAGTTCCATGAGTCGTGCCAACAGTGCATCGTATTCAGCGTCGATCTCTGGGGCCACGTCAGTGATGCCACCGTGGTCTGCTGTCAGGCCCATAGGGGTGCGGTGCGAGTAAACGCAATGCGCCATGCAGTTGTCTTCAAGCGCAGTGATGCGATGCTTGACGTTAGCTTTGATAAGCACCCAGTTGCGCCCATCCTGCGCCCGCTTGATAGCGGACTGCTTGACCGTATCGTCATCGTTCAACGACTCCACGCGAACAGAGCCACGCACCACATAGGTGGTGTGGTCGAAGTTGTGGGTATGGCCGTTAACTACCTCGCCAGCCTTTTGGAATGGCATTTCGCGCAAGTAAATATTGCCGCTGACATATTCCATTTAGACCACCCGCAGTTGTTCGTAACGCAGCACTGCAAGCACTTGCAGCATCGCCATGTTGAGTGATGTGTCGGCACCCAGCGGCAATGCCGTTTCGGGGTCTATCAGAGGGATTGGGTCATTGCCAGCGTTTGGCATGTCGAGTTGTCGGTGCAACGGCAGCAAGTCTTCAATCTTGCGTACCGTACCGTCTGCCAGTTTTACGGCTAGTGATTGATCAATCTTGACACTAGGCAACAGGTTGTTGTCTGGATAGTCGATAGTGATCTTGTGGGCGCGGACGTATGGCGCACCTACTTGCGAAGGGTCGTAATTAACGGTCATTTATAGCTCCAGACTAGATAGACGAATACTGCGAGGGCGAGGATGTAGGTCAGCCAGAATAGGGCTGCTGCGCGGGTCATTACGTTGCGCTGAGTACGCCTGAAGGAACGGTGACCGTTAGGGTGTTCCCGCTTGTGGTGATAGCGATGTTTGCACCACCAGAGTCACCAAGGAAGTGGCCCACGATAGGGTTCAGCTTTCCGTTCAATGTTCCGCTTGCGTATAAGACGCCGTACTTCCACGCTGGAATACCAGTACCGTCTGCGGTCCATGTTGGGCTTGGTCCAGTGAATGTAAAGCTCACGTTGTTTGAGCCACCCAGTGCGGTGGAGTCCCCAGTTACAGTTGCGCCGCCATCTGCGTAGGCGGTCTGACTACCTAAAGCCACCTGATAGGTTGATACATCACCCCACAACTCGTTGCCAGCGTCTCCGTTGTTAGGAGTCCATCCTGATGTGACAAGAGCCAGCTTGTAGGTGTTGTTGGTTGCGTCAAGTAACTTCGTTGCGTTGAAGAAGTTCAGCTTTGATTTATTAGGGAAGATGAAAGGTCCGGCGGCCATGATTTACTCCTTGTTGATTCCGAATAGTGCGTACATAAAGATGTAGCCGATGATGGTTAGGATGGTCAGGATGCTCATGCCAGCTTCGCTTTCAGCTTACTCAGCGCATCATTCAGGCTGTCAAGCTGCTTCTGCTTCGATACGATGTCAGACTCAACCACAACCAGCACAGCCTTGGCTTCGCGCAGTTGATACTGGACACCAGTCACATCATCAGTGACCTTCTTCAGTTCGCTCTTGGCTGCGAGGATGATCTTGTCGGACTGCTCGTTCGCTGCCTTGACAGCGTCAACAACGATGTGGTCAGCTTCCGCCAATGCCGATTGAGTTGCAGCATCTGCCCTAGCCTTGGCGTCTGCGACATAGTTGTCAGCGTCGAGTCGCTTGCCTTCAGCTTGCAGGATCAAAGAGGCGAGTTCTGCTTGTACGGCATCGCGCTCCTTGACAGCTTTATCTAGTGCTGCGGCAGCTTCCTTGGCAGCGTTGTCAACAGAACCGATAGAGTCCAGTGCCTCTGCTGCAATCTTGAAGCCCTCCAGCAGCTTGGATGCGCGGCGAATGGCGTCTGCCGCCTCGTTAAAGTTGCTCATTGGTAAGCCTTTCGCATGCAAATAGTGACTGTCAGATTGGTTGTGCCGTCACCCGCAGTCACCTTGGGGCGAACGTAACGTGGAAGCTCCAGTAGCTGCTCACCGCCCAGCGCGGTCTTGGTCACAGCGTTCCCTTGTGGATCAGCGAGGGGGAACCAGTCCGCTGCTACGACTCCACCGATGTTGGAGCCTTCCAGAGTGACAGAGCCGCCAACGCCTAGAGTGCCTGTGAGTTGGAAGCAGCGGTCAGCGTACTCAACCCACTGCACTGGTGATCCATCGTCTAGGTTCAGCAATCCCGTCCAAGTGACGAGAACCGCTGCGTTGCTGTCTGATACGGTTCGATCAAACGTTGCACTTCGTGTTGCCATGCTGTCTCCTACGTCCCGAACTCGGGATCAAATGCCTCGAAAGGCGTGATGTGAATGTGCGGTCTTTCGTCGTCGTTCGTCATCATGTCTGCACATAGCGACAGATAACGCCAGTTGTCAGCACCATGCGAGTATTCGTCGTGCAGTGGTGCGCCGGGTTCGTTTGTTGTGCTGTTGACTGATCGTCTGTAGCGCTTCAGGCACTCGACTAGCCTGTCGGTCTTGCCCTTGTTAAACACGGCTTGACCCAGAGCCATGCGACCCGACTTGATGCCGTTCTCAATCGACTCATTTGGCACAGGCTTCACTGTGCGACCAAACGCCTTCAGGATTTGCTCTGCGCTCTTGCCGCTCTTGAAGTCTTTGTGATACCCATCGTGGGGCAGGAAGTCGAAGCCCCAGTTGTACCTGCGCTCCTTGATCTCTGCGACATAGCTGTCAAGGGTGCGGTGGCTGTCTTCGATGTAGTCAATCACTCTAAGCTCTGAGCGCACACGCTGCACAAAGCTCACAGTCATTGAGTCGTTCCAGCCCAAATCCCAAACGGTGTGGACCTTCAGCTTGGGGTCGTAAGGGATGAAGCACACACGCTGCTCACGCTGCGCTGTGTCTATCTCCTTGGCATAAATCGCACCCACCACGGCAGAGCGGCACTTGCCTTCCCAAATAGTGGGGTAGTCATCAGGGCTGGCAGCTAGGCAGTGCTGGCGCTCAAGCTCCAGAACCTCACCAAACCACGGGTTGTCTTGCCAGTTGACTTCTACTGCCATGCAGTGGTCTGGCTTGTTGACGATGAAGCGCTTGTATGTCTCGTCGGTGTCCAACTCTGGGTTCAAGCTCACCCAGATTTCTGAGCCGGGGCGGCGAATCGTGGGTGTCAGCACGTCCCATGACTTCTTGCTGACCGATTGACCTTCCTCTACCCAGCATATGTCCGCACCCTCAAAGGACTTGATTGAGTCCACGGTGTGCTGTGAGAGGCCAGAGAAGCTAAAGGTCGTGCCGTTCTTTCCTCTGATCTCCGTCTCCAAGACTTCGTAGAAGCTTGACAGGTTTAGGTCACGGATGCGGTCACTCAGGAGCCTATGGACAGACTCTTTGATGGACTTCTGCACCTCACGCGCACAGATGATACGGGTCTGCTCCTGCGTACCCATGACCAGCAAAGCCGTGGCAAACGACCACGATTTTCCCGACCCCCGTCCTCCATAGGCCACCTTCAGTCTATGTGGCTCAAACAGGAAGCGCAGCTTCTTAGGAAGCTCTACCGCAGTTTCAGACAAAGCTCACCTTCAGGCTGAAGTCGATTGGAGCGCCGTCCTTGCCGGTGATTTCCTGCTCGGTCTTATCGCGCCAGCGTCCACCTTGTCGATTGCGAAGCCAAAGGCTTGCTGCCGTTGTGTCTGGAGGGTAATGCTTAATCAGGTGCGTCTCAACGATCTGATTCTGAATAACCTTGATATCCACCTCTGGATGCGAGTAGCCTTTTGCTCGGTGATATAACGATTCCGCTATATCGGAGTCAGCAATTACCTTTCCAAGGCGTATGGACTCAAGAAATTCTGGGTGAGCAGTCTTCCAAGCGTTTAGTGTTTGCTCTGAAACTCCAAAGAAGTCAGCCATCTCGCCATCTGTGAACCCAAGCAAACAAAGCTTTCTGCCTTGCTCTGCATATTCTGGCTTGTAAGCGCTTGGCCTACCTACTGGCGCAGCCTTAACAGCAGGCTTCACAGCCTTCTTGGTAGCCATTAGACCAACTCTCCCTTGCGGGATGCCACTCGGCGTTGAGTTGCTACGGCAGCAGCTACCTCTGGGCTGTATGAAGCAAGTCCATAGGCGACTATCTGCTTCACTGCGTTTGAGCCAACCCCTAGCTTTCGTCTTACATCAACAATTGTTTTGAACTCATCCAACACAGCGGAGACTTCAACCGCCCTGCTTCTCAAATAGGCTTCGTTCTTCTCTTTGTTTTGCTTGGCAAGCTTTGCTTTACCAGCATCTGACATTTCATGGGTTTTCCCGGCGTTGTTCTTGGAATTTTCAAGACACCGTAAAGTCGCTGCCGCTTTGTAGTCCGGGTCTTGCAGTGCCCGTCTCTGCGAATCAGCTATCCGGGTAGAGAGTTCGTCATCAACCAACGCTTTCGTCTTTAGCAATCCAAACTCATGCCTATACTCGGCTGGGGTAATCTTGTGCTTGTGCTTTACATGAACCCCAAGCGCAACAAAATCCCTCTGGCAAATCAGGCAGCGCATCTCAGTGATCCACCACAAGCATCTGCGACTCAAGGGATGGAAAGGTTCCGAGGTTCTTTTGCAGGCCAGTCAGACCAGCATCTTGGCGTTGCATCAACTCGTCCATGCGCTTCAACAGCAGATAACCGACTTGGTGCGCGTTGGAACGCTGGTCAAAGTCCGTATCCATTACGACTTGGGACTCTACTGCGCCATCCACATCGTCCAGAGTGATTGTGATCTTTGGCATTTACGCTCTCCGACCTTGTGACATTTGTTCGGCTGGTGAGCCTCTTACGCTCTGGAATCCATTGGAAAAGGAGTCAACAGCTTCTTGCTCACCATCCATCATTGGAGCCTGCTCTTCTGCGGGTCCACCAGAAAGCATCTGCTTGGCAGCGTTCAGCGCTTCATCAATGCTGGCAAAGATTGAGCCTTCAGCTTTGTCTTCAGCCATGTCAGCTTGACCCATCTCGCCACCCATAGGCTCGGCTTCACCTTCAGGGGCCACCTCAAAGGTGCCGTCTTCTAGCGCGGTGATGCAGATGGTTTGAGACATGGTGGCTTTCAAGAATAAAAAAGCCAGAGCTAGTCTGGCAAGGGTCAGACAGGGGGACTGACCACGGGGAGGTAATGGGTGCGGGGTGCGGGTCTTTGTGTACAGGTACGGATAAAGGATGATTCCCGACCCCTACATAGGTTGGAACAGAAGGCTTGCATAAAGCAGCATTCAGTTAAACCGTATCAACAACAAGAGATATCAAGTTACACGGCGCTAACCCGTGTCACCTTCAGTTCCAAAAAAGCCGACTGAGCCAGATGGCTTGTTTGGAGACACCTATCCAAAAACACGGTTGGGCATCTGTTGCTGTTACTGGAACACCCAGTATTTCTTGCCTTGCACACATTTTACCTATTTATTGCACATTTGCAACATCCCTCTTGACATATTGTTGAGTCTTTGGTAAATTCTCTTCATCGACCTTGGCAGGAAGATGAATCCAGACCCCTTTGGTCTTAGCTTCCTAGCCCCTCACCGGGCGTCACCACCTGCCAAGTGGGGAGCTAAGAACCAAAGGGGTTTTTTGCTTTCTGGAGCCAGAACCGAAGTTCGTCTGGCACGAAGTGGGACTCAGAACCCAGCCAGAACCCAGTTGATTGACTTGAATGTGGGCGGGCTTAACAGCGTCAACAGCGCATCAAGTGAGTAGCGGTACTGGTGGGAAAAGGTCTGCAACACCGCGCAGATGGGTGGCGAAGCTAGTGCCCATGACCTGAACGACTGGCGGGTGTCGAGTGTCCGTACTGGATTTTGACTGAAGGCTTTTCTCTTTATTGAGGAAAGGCTAGGTGCGCTCGGAACCGTTTGGATTAGAGGTTTCTTAGGTAAGTAGTTACTAACAAGGAGTAAGTTGAATGAACGATCTTCCAAGCTATATCGACCCCGAACTGTGGGCTGGGTTCCTTGAATCACGCAAGGCAATGAAAGTCCCGTTTACAGACTTTGCCAAAAAACTGACCCTGAAGAAGCTGATGGGCATGTATGAAAACGGCTGGTGCCCGAACTCTGCGCTGGAGAAAAGCATTACCCACGGTTATAGGGGCGTTTTTGAGACTGACCGCCGTGATGCTGGGCAAAAGATGATTGGTCAAAGTCAGCGCACCTACCTTGAGAGCTTCAAGGAGCGCGACACCCGGATAGCCCAGCAGCGCTGGGAAGAGATGACTGGCCTAAAGCACCCGGGCAACAGCCATCCTGACTTTATTGACGTAATCGGTTCCAACCAACTGTTTCTGGAGGTGCAGCAATGATCCGCGCTATTGACCGCTTGTTCCACCGATTGGGGGCTACCTACGGAGCAGAATGGGACCGTTCACTGGGCGCAACTCCAATTGGAGACGCCAAGACTGTATGGGCGCATGAACTGTCTTGCTATACAAGCAACCTGCAATCCATCGCATGGGCACTGGAGAACCTGCCAGAGCGCTGCCCGAACGTCATCCAGTTCAAGAACCTCTGCCGCCAAGCCCCTGCGGCAGCTACCGAGATGCTGCCAAGCCCGAAGGCTGACCCAGCCATTGTCAAGATGATTACCGAGAAGCTGGCGTCTGCACCAGTGCATCAGATTGGTAGACACGACTGGGCTAAGTACATCCTGCAAAACCCAAAGGGACGCACACCAACTGTGATCCATATGGCTAAGAACGCACTGGAGTATGCATGACCTACTCAGAAGCAGTTGTAATCCTCTCCCGGGTCCGCGCCGGGGACAAGTCACCCACATCATTGCAGATTAACCAAGCGCTCGTGCTGACGGGCGACTTGGAAGGCGTGAACCTGCAACTCGCAGACTAACCCACAGGCTCACCCGTTGAGCCTACGCATCGTTCACACGCAGGACATGCGCGATCCCGCATCGCATAAATCCAAATCAGTTGCACACGTAATGCGCGGGACTTGAAACCCATGTTGTTGCGTTTTTGCAACATGATCGTTTCATTGGGGAATTCACATTATTTTGAACTTTTGTTGAAATATCGCTTGACTGCTTGTTTTCCTTTTGGTAAAGTTCAACCCATCGAATCGCATCGTCGGTATCGAAAGCCAGCAAAAACGGCGACCCGCTCTCAACGGCGGCATAGAAAAGAGTTGACGCCCTTGCATCCCCATAACAACGGGAAGCGGCCTACAGCAGCAATGCTGGCCTCAAAGCGACGGTGTGAAGAGTGGCCCGGTAACGGCTACAGATGGAACCCAACGGGATATGCCATTGACCTACCTCTCACAAGAGGACAGGAGCATGGGTACTCGTTGTGAGTGTCCATACCACTGGAGATGAACCATGAGCAGAAAGCACTTTGTAGCCCTAGCGTCAGAAATCCACAAAATCCAAGACGATGCCTCTCGCCGCGCCGCAGCAATTGCAGTTGTCGCTGCATGCCGCCAATTCAACGGCGCGTTTGATGCAGGCCGTTTCTATACAGCTTGCGGGGTGGAGATATGAGCCTCCGTCTTATCCGCACAGAGAAGTCAAACGGCGACACACACATCGCCAAGATTTATCGCAATGCTGAGTACGACGAATACGTTGTCAAGTTCTACCGCGATGGCGTCTACCAAGTCGATGCCGACTACTTCACTGACGACATCGGCGATGCGATCTCCACGTCGACCCACTTCACATCAAACAAGTAAGGAGCAGATATGTACCAAGGACATTGTGCAGACGGCAGCAGCATCCAGAAACATAGCTGCGGTGCTTTGTACCCACTTGTGCTTGTGTACACAGAGGGTGCAGGGTATTACTTCCTTTGCCCAGATGGGTTGGAACTCAAAACCATCAGCGGCGATTTTGAAACTGCGCACAAGGTAGCAGATGCTTACAACGGGTTGAAAAGCGTACTGCACTAAAGCTCAGCCTATTGCCAGCGATGGCAATGGAGTGTGTTTTACCCAAGGAGAACAGCATGATTGATATGGGACAAGCTGATAGCTCATTACGCCGCAGACAACTCAGCGAACAAAGCCTTGTTTGCTGGACTGTAGCGCTCAAAAGAGCCGCAGAGCAGATGGGGTTCAAGCATTACATGGACGTTCCAATGGAGCGCGATGAAGAGTTGCGTTCTCTGGCACACGAAATACGGGGGACAGTCGTATGAAGTACATCCAGCGAAACGGACAAGGCTACCTTGAAACCGTTGATGAGTTCACGACTTACCGCGAGGCCCGGGACATGCTCAAGGAATACCGCATGTCTGACCCAAGCGCTCACTACTACATCAGCCAGCGTTGCTGTGCGAATTGGAGGCAATCATGAAACAACCACGCTACTACGCCCTACGTTGCTATGCCAGCACGGGGTTCCCAAAGTTCTATGACTCATTCAAGACGCTCACTCTGGCACGACAGTGGGCGAAGCAAGCACTCAAGGATGGGTATCACACAGTCGAGATTCTGCGGGATCAACCCCGGAAGGTCGGCTACTTCGGAATTGAACGTGAACTACTGGAGACACTGCAATGAAGATCATTGGCTACACCTATGAGGCAGACGTTCACTGCCCTGCTTGCACACTGAAGGCCACCGAGCATCCGTATGCATGGATTTCAAACCCGGTCCCGCTGCGAGATGAGCATGGCATCTTGCAAGATGCAGTTGACCGCGAAGGCAACACTGTGCGTCCAGTCTTTGACATTGACGAAGACCCGGATGGTTCTGTTACCCACTGTGGCGATTGCCACGAATCACTCTGACCCTACCGCATTGCATCCTATGGGTGCAATCCAGTGGAGTTACTAACCAACCGCTTCGGCGGTTTTTTTACGACTGGAGGTCAATCATGGGATGGTCATTTGAAATTCGTGAACGTAGCCGCAAAGACTTTATCGAGAGCCTGACCGGAGATAGACACTTCAGCGAAGACTACAAGGCGCTGGAGTACCGAGTCGTCGGCAACCATGTGTGGCAGCTTGTCCGTCAGGTGTCTGCGAACCGTGTGTTCATCTGCTTGGACCTGATCGCCAAAGAGCGTGGCGGCGGCTGGGGCTACAAGGGCTTGAGCGAAGACATGGGACCGTACACCTATGACTGCCCATTGGCGCTGCTGAATAAGGCATCTGAGCCTATCAACGAGAACGCAAAGGAATGGCGTATCAAAGTGCGTGAGTTCCACGCCAAGAAAACAGCCAAGCGCAAACCAGCGGCTGGGATTGTCGTCAAGTCTGGCTCTCACCAGTACGAACTGCTTGAGCCATGTGCGCCCCGTAAAGGCTGGCGCGTCAAGGACATTGAGACTGGCGCTACCTACCGTATGCCAGCAGCACAACTATCGAGGGCGTTGGCATAGCGCCATTCACAACAGCATCAGCCACCTACGGGTGGTTTTCTTTTTTAAGGAGTAATCATGGGAACAAGAGCGCGAGTCGGAATCGTCAGGCCAGACGGCAGCATTATCAGCATCTACACCCACTGGGATGGCTACCCAGCGCACCATGCACCCATCCTGCTGGGCCACTACGACACCCCTGAGAAGATGGGCGAACTGCTGGCTCTGGGTGACTTGTCTGTGCTGGCCGAAAACATCGGTGAAAAGCAGGACTTCGATGACCGCGACCACCGCGACTGGTGCAAGTCCTATGGCCGTGACCGTGGCGAAAAAGACTGCAAAGCGAATCTCAGCCCAAGCACCACCGCATTTGAGCAATCAGCCCATGACTGCGGAGCAGAGTATGTCTACCTGCTTGATGGTGGGGGGTGGATTTACAGCGAAGTGCCGATGTACGCCACGCAGTCATTCCACTACGGCGAACTGAAAATTCCGGCTCCACGGCCAGACACCATTAGCGACCCGTATTGATATGAACCGACACCGACTGCTGAATTTCACCCTTGGGGCTGTGTACATCGCAGCCCTTTTTGTTTTGTACCTTGACGTTTTTATTTTTAGGAGTTAATCATGGCCGCACTACTCGACGAATCAAACAGCCAATTCAACATCGCCTACGTTGGTGACGTTCCTTGGCATGGCAACGGACAAGCGCTGGAGGCTGGTCAGTCCATCGAAGTCTGGGCGAAAGCCGCAGGCTTGGCACACGAAGTCAAGCGCACCATCGTGCAGTTCCACAACGGCAACGAAGTCGCACTCTACGGGGACCGCGAAGTGCTGTACCGCAGCGACACACTGCAACCACTGGGTGTGGTCGGCAACAAGTACAAGATCGTTCAGCCTGCACAGGTGTTGGACTTCTTTGCGAAGCTGGCGCAGAACAACCACTTCCAGATTGAGACGGCTGGATCACTTGCTGGTGGTCGCCGCATCTGGGCATTGGCAAAGGTCAGCGATGGCGCTCCTGTGCTGGGTCAGGATGTGGTCAAGCCTTACGTCCTGCTGGCTACGTCTTATGACGGTACGTTGGCTACCACTGCCCGGTTCACTACGGTGCGGGTTGTGTGCCAGAACACACTTGGCTATGCCACCGAAGAGGCAGGCGACACCGTGAAGGTGCCACACAGCGCAGAGTTCGATGCAGACGCTACCCGCTTGGACTTGGGCATTGCATTCTCTGGCTTCGACAAGTTTTTGTTCGATGCTCGCAAGCTGGCAAAGCGTGAGGTCAATGAAACCTTTGCGATTGAGTTCCTGAAGCAGTTGCTGCCTGACACCGTGAGCGTGAAGACCGAGAAGGATGGACGCCGCACAGTCACCCCTGTACCAGCGGAAGAGACGAAGGCATTCGCCGCCATCTTGGACTTGTTCAAGGGCAATGCGCTGGGTTCAGGATTGCCTGAGTCCCGTGGTACTGCATGGCAGTTACTCAACAGCGTGACCCAGTACACGGACCACGTTGCAGGACGCAGCGTTGACACCCGCCTGTCATCGGCATGGTTCGGTCAAGGCAATGCACTGAAGTCTCGGGCAAGGGACCAGTTGCTGGCGGTGGTGGCGTAAATCAATGGGGCTTCGGTCCCTTTCCTTTTGGAGGGTCTATGGAAAGCACTGTCGCAGGCATCCCCTGCATCATCAATGTGACCTACTACTTCAAGCAGGAACCGCTTGGCCCAATGTGTGATAGCGACTTGGATTGCTATGGATACACGGAGATTGAGTTTGAAGTCTGCGACAGGCGTGGCAGGCCAGCACCTTGGCTGGAGCGCAAGCTGACGCAGGAAGAGAAAGAGCGCATCGAAACCGAAATAGAGGAGTATCAAAGTGATTAAGCAACTACCAGCCTACCTGCTGTATAGCGAAGACTACAAGGGCAACCCGCAATACATCTTGTCGCTTTGCGAGTTGAAAGTCGCAGGCTACGTCACCGTCAACCAGCAGCAGTTCGACGTTGAAATTCCAGACGACTTCGATCCCCGCAAGCTTCAAGTGGAGGCGCTGCGCGAAGAGAAGCAACGCATCAGCGCAGAGTTCGCAAGGCGCTGCACCCAGATTGAAGAGCAGATAAATAAGTTGACTGCCTTGGAGTACACATGACACAAATCATCAACAACACAGGTGGCTTCGTAGAGCGCGTCACCATCGACCGGGTTGACGCACTACCCGGGAGTTTTCACATCCATGTGGAGATGCAGTACGCCGACTCTCGCAACCCTGATGCATGGCGTACCGTCTACCGTACAACATGTGAGCAGTGGGCGCTGGAGTCTTTTGGACGCGAAATCTATGAGGCTGTGGTTCAATCAGAATAAGGAGTAATTTATGCCGATCAAAGTGTTTTATGACCCCCGTCAGTCCTGCGAATCGGCAAACAGCTACAGCCCATCAGCCGCCAAGCCTGCGAAGGTTGTGGCTGATTGGTTGAGCGATGAGCGCATTGCTCCACACATCCAAATTGAGACGTTCAACAAGGCCACGGATGATGTCCTGTGTGAAGCGCATGACCCGGCGTACATCGCAGGCATCTTGGACGGTTCAATCGACAACGGCTTTGGAAACAATAGCCCAGAGATCGCAGAGTCCCTGCGCTACACCGTAGGCTCTATGCTGGCTGCTGCGAAGTACGTCTTGAACAAAGACCTCTTCAATGAAGAGCGCGTTGCTGTGTCTCCGACATCTGGTTTCCATCATGCGGGTCACTCGTTTGGTGGTGGCTATTGCACGTTGAATGGCTTGGTCATCACGGCGAAACGGCTAAAGACGTTGGGGCTTGTGAACCGTGTGTTAATCCTAGACCTTGACCAACACTACGGCAACGGTACACAAGACATCATCGACACGCTGGGGCTTGATTGGATCACCCACATCACGGCAGGCAAGTCGTATGACACGGCAAGAGATGCGCTATCACATTGCTGGCTTGCGAAGGAGTATGCACCTACCGGACGTAATCCGCATGACCTTTTACTGTATCAGGCTGGTGCTGACATTCATGTGGACGACCCGCTTGGTGGGCGTATGACGACTCAGCAAATGCAAGAGCGTGACAAAGCCGTGTTCCTTTGTGCATCAGGATATGGGTTGCCATGCGTGTGGAATCTTGCTGGCGGCTACAAGCGTGATGCACAAGGGACGATTGAGCCAGTGCTTGCACTGCACCGCCAGACCATGCTGGAGTGCATCAAGCAGTATCCGGGGTAAGGATACACAAATGTGGTATATGCCAGTCGAGATAAGGTGACTAACATTGCCCCTTCAAGAAAATAGGATAAAAATGAAAACAGGAATCTCGTGGGGGGGGGAT